GGTTGGGGTATCCGGGTGATCCGGATAGGGCGGGAGGGTTGCTGGCTCATGACGCGCTCCGGGCAGTTTCGTAGTAGGCGGGGTCCGCGGGCATCCACGGCAGAATCGGGGAGTACTGGAGTTGGCTCGGCCACGACCGCTCCTCGCGGGAACCGCGCCAGGACACGACGTCCACCAACTCAGCGCGGCCCTTGGCGGTGTCGTTGTCCGAGCGGCGCAGACCGAACCCGAACTCCGGCCAGCGAAGCCACATGCTCGACCCGATCGGCGCCATGTTGCGGCGACCGTCACCGGTAGTCGACTTCCCGGCGTGCGCCTCGGTGAGCAGTGCGAAACCGTGCCGCTCCCTGAGTCCGTCGATCACCCACGCGATCTCGCGAGCGGGCTTCTCGTCGTTCGGGTTCTCGTGGTGGAGCTTGTACAGCGGGCCCAGCACCAGCAGGTCCGGGGCGAAGGCGCTGATGGTGCGCTCCAACCAGGCGGTGTCCGCACCTCCCAGCAGGTCGATGCCGGCCGGACGAACCTCCAGCGACATGTAGTCGTTCCAGTCCATCGGCGAGACACCCATGTTCCGGCGCCGGTGGTCGATGGTGGAGAGCATCTTGCGGAACTGGCGAGCGGACTGCTGCGGGGAGTTCTCGCAGTCGACGTACAGGACGCGGGTGTGGTGGTTGCCGGACCCCAGAAGCGCTGCGGTGAACGGGTGCATCCCCGCGGCAAGGGTGCAGGCGATCTGCCGACAGGCCACGGACTTGCCGCCGCCTTCCGCTCCGGTGATCACCACGCGGTCCATGCGCTCCAGCAGTCCGGGCACCAACCAGTCGTGTTCCTGGGAGATCGACTCCAGGTAGTCGGCGATTCCCTGCGGCGGTTGGTAGTCCAGTTCCCCCGCGGTCCGCTCGGCCTGGTCCAGGGCACGCCGCATCTCGCGGATGTGCGCATCCAAGTCGAGGCGATCGACCCCGCTCTCCCATGAGGAGTTCGTACGTTGCAGCAGACGACCAGCCGCTGTGTTCAGTTGCCGCGTGGCAGCCAGCCCCTTGATGCGCTCGGCGTGGACCGCCGCCGCCTCAGGCAGCGCGGCGTGCGCGTGGCAGCTGAGCACGAACATCGGGTCCACCTTGACGGGGACGAGTCCGCGGTTGGCCGCCTCGACGAGCACGGTCTCCGGGTCGATCGGCTTGCCCGCAGTCATCATCCCGGCGACCACTGCCGCGAGGTTGCGGGTCGTGTGGTGGAACCAGTCGTCGGGACCGATCGCCAGGAACGTGTCCCGGATACGGTCGGGCGAGGACATCGCCGTCCCGAGCAATGCCCGCTCGGCGGTCATGTCGTAGGCGATAGGCGCGCCGTCGTTCACTCCTGCCAATTCGCACCCCGAGCGCGACGGATGAGCTGACTGACGTGACCGGGCATGATCCAGCGGGTCTGGTCGGCGTAGTGCTCGTGCACGGCGTTGACGGCCTCATCGAAGGTCCAGTTGCGGCGACGGGCGGCTTCGGTCCACACCATGATCGAGCTTTCGTCGATGTCGCGGCCGTCGTATCGGGTGACCACCTGCAACAGGGTCACGATCTCGTCATGGGTCATGCCAAACCTCCAGGGATGGCGCGCAGTTGCGCGGGAGTTTCAGTGGCCTGCGAGGGCCATGCGCGCCTCATCAGGTCGGGGTCTGTGTTGCGCTTGGCCTGCTCGGCGGCGGCAATGACGGACTCCCTGTCGGCCGACGTGGCGCGTGCATTGCCTCGGCGCGGCGGCAAGGGGTCGTCGGTCCACCGCTCGGCGTTGAGCCATGTCGACGCCATCGCCGTGTAGGCGGGGTCTCGATTGGGGTCGGCCTCGTAGCGGCGAGCGCCGTCGACGATTGCCTGCGGGCTGGCCTTCCGCGTCGCCTTAACCCAAGCCTTGATGGCGGCGCCCTTGCCCTGCCGCCGCGGGTATGCGGCCCAGAACTCGGCGAATCCAGGAGGCTCGGTCACCTTGGCGGCGGTGGACTTCGGCGCGGCGTTCGGCGGCGCAGCCGGTGAACAAGTCTCTTCCTGTTCCTCTGTTCCTCTGTTCCTCTGTTCCCCTGTTCCAGGCGCGAGGGCTCCGGAGGATTCGCGAGGACTCGCGAGAGACTCGCCGATCGTGGAGTCTTTGTAGTTCATGGAGCCGTCTGGCCTGGGGAAACGCCCCCGGGTCGGCTTGTCGATGCGCTGGAACGACTCCCACCACGACAGATACATCAGTCGGGTGCCGTCGGACTCGTAGCGGTGAACGAATCCCTTCTGGTGAAGCTCGGAAATAGCTTCCGAAACCCTCGCGAGAGTTCGCGAGGTCTCGCGAACCATGTCGCGGGGAAACACGTCGGCCACGACCAGGGCTACGTCGTCCTTGCCCACGCCGTTGTCATCCACGTAGGACTCAAGGCCCTTGAGAACCAGGCGCGCATCCCACGACAGGTCCGCGATCCGCTCGGAGCGCCAGAACTCGGGCTTGGTACTGCGGATCCTCATGGCACCTCCGGGATGCGTCCGGCAGCGTCGCCGGAACCGAGATAGGGCGGGCACGACGCGGCACGGCGGATGGCTCGGCGCACTCCAGAGGAGGACATGCCGATCGCCTCGGCGATCTCGTCGGCGGATAGTCCGTTCGCATCGGCGAGCAGCAGGTAATGCGCCTTACTCAAGGCGATGTTCTGCTCTTGGCGACGGATGTGATCGAGCATCTCGACGATGTACGTTCGAGGCTCGGAAACGCCGATTTGGGGATCGGCACGCGAAGGGTGCCCAGGCAGAGATATCCTCAACTCAGGGCCTCCTTTCCAGTTGCAGTGGAAAAGGGGGTTCTAGGCCCTGGGGGTACCGGCGTTGGCGCGCCGCCCGGGGCCGTCTTCAGTTCTGGCCTGATTTTACCGAGGATTCGCTGGGATCTCGAGCCGCCACACCCGCCGGATTCGAACGAATGTGTGAGTCCCACAACGCATTCAGCACCCATGCGGCATCTCCCCGATCTCGAACAGCCCCGGCTCATCCCAAGCCACCCGAGGCGCATCCGTCAGCGCCACGACCTCCACCCGCAAACCGGCGATCCGCGCCCGGTCCACGCAATCCCACGTGCCCCGTGACAGCGACCGGGCACCCGGCAGCGGGAACGCGAGGACGAGGTCGGCGCCGAGGTTGACCATCCGCCGGTTCCGCAGCGGACCAGCAGCTTTGCCGAGCCGGTGCCAGTCCGCGGGGTACACCTCCTCCACCGCGCGGTAGTCGGGTTCGCAGATCGGCAGGGAGAACCACGTGTGGGCGAAGTTGTCGGCGCCGGTCGGGCAGCCGCCGTGCACGACAGTGACCGTGCCACCGTCCGGCAGGTTCTCCGCGATGGCCATGGCGATGGACTCCCACACGGCGTTCTCGTCGGGCCATTGACGGGAGCCGGTGATGAGGAGACGGAAGGTGTCGGTCACGCCGCCCCTCCTTCGATCGGGGAGACGGCCAGAGAGGACAGCAACTGGCGGCCGATCCATGCGGTGTACGCCGGGGGAATGGCCTGACACAGCTCGTCGCCGCTCATCCAGTCGATGCCCAACCCCTCCGGGCCCACATAGGTACCGACATCCCCGGTGATGGAGACGTGGTCCCCCGCCGCCCATCGCAGGCGCCGCTGCTTGGTCGCGGTCTTCTTGCGGTGCGGCAGAACATGCGGCGGAGCGACGAGAGGCAGGTTGGACTCGAAGCGACGATGCCGAATAGTGCGCAGACCGAACATCTCGCCGCACAACACGATCGACTTACCCTTGATCAGCGGCGCCGACATGACGTTCTCGATCACGTACGGCCTGCCGATGATGTCCAGCGCCGCCCTCGTCGCCGCGACGAGGTCCGGGTACTCCTTGTGTGGATGCAGCGCCCCCAGGGGCGTGTACGCCTGGCAGGGGGGCGAGGCGGCTATCGCGTCGAACTCCTCGCCGTGCTCCATCAGGAACTCCAGGGCGTCACCCTGATGGAAGGTGAACGGATAGTTCGGTTGTGGCGCGATGTCCACACCGACGACCTCGAAGCCAGCGCGGGCGTAGCCGGTGCTCGCGCCGCCAGCGCAGCAGAACAGGTCGAGCAGGCGGGGTTTCATGCCTCACCCCCGATCGGCTCGACACGGCCAGCGTCGTCGAGCAGCACCCACCGGCCGCGGTACAGGAACCGGGAATCAGCAGGCGTCATCCACGGACGTAGATGCAGCCCCTCGGGTTCAGCGGCGTTCGGGTTGTGCTCAGCGAAGCCGTGGCATCCACGAACGCCGTCACCGCAGACGTGGACGCAGTTGGATGCCGACCACGGGCCGCCCTGGGAACGCTTCACCCGGTGATGTACCGACTCCGCGGGGCTGATGCCGCAGCGTTCACACAGACCGCCGGAACGGACAGCCAGCAGCTTGCGGGTGTTGGTCTCTCCGGGGTTCTTCACCCGCTTGGTGCGCGGTTGGCGCTTCGGCCACGACTGCCGGACCACATCCCGGAGACGGGGATTGACGCTCATGCGCCATCACCGCCGTAGCCGCTCAAGCGCATCGCCTCGATCGCCAGCTTCGCCCTGGTCTGCAACGACGACCGCTCCGATCGCCGCTCCTCCACCATGTCGGCGCCGTACTTGACCTCGATCTCAGCCAGCTCAGCCAGGTATTGATCTTCGCCAGTGTGGTCATCAACCCACTCGGCCCTGGCTTTGTCGGACATCCGCGGAGCAGACGCCCGCACGCTGGCACGAGCATCGCGCAACGCCTTTCGCGCTTCGGCCTGCTTGACGCGCAGCTTCTTCAGCTCCAGTGCGGCCCGGCCACCGGTGGATTCGAGGCGCTTGAGGTTGCGGGCGATATCGACCAGGTTGAAGGCTTCGTCGAATTCGTCGGTCATGCGCGGCCCGCCTGCTTCTTGTAGTGAGCGGTGAGCGCCTTGATCGCCTCGACGTTGGTCGACTGGCCGATGTTGCCGTGGCCGTCGGCGGAGAACCGATCAGCCGCCTCGCCGGGCTCGATCCCGATCTCCTTGAGCAGGGCCAGCAGTTCCTCACGCGCCGCAGTCGGAGGGTCCTGCGACTCATCCGCGGCCGAACGTTCGTAGTTATCCAGTTCCGGATCCTGCTCATCGGTGGGCAGACACAGCGTCTGAATGAGCGCGGTGCGATAGGCCACCGAATGCGCCTTCGCTGTGGCCTTGTCGCCGGAGTCGAAACTCTCGGCAGCCACGGCAGCCACGATCTCGTCGCCCTCGGGACCGAACCAGTGGAACTTGACCTGGAGGCGCACAGACGCCATCTCCGTGCGGTTCTTGCCGACAGTGACGACCTCGTAGACGGCGCTCACCAGTTCGGGAACGACGATGACTCCGTGCTTCCTGAGCACCGGGCCGACGGCGTTGATCACGTCATCGACGCCGCGGAAGTTGTACTTGGCCCCCGGGGCATCGTTCCAACTGCCCTTGCCGACGGCGCCGACGTCGTTCATCACCGCGCTCAGTGCCTGATAGATCGTGGTCACGAAAGCAGCTCCTCAGCGTGGTAGCGCGCCCGAGAGGTGAGGCGCATCCGATGGATGTGGTCGCCGTAGCCGGGCCAGTAGTCCTCGGCCACACAGGCGGCGTAGATGTCGACGGCCAACCGGTTGAGGCGGCGGCCGATCTCGATGTCTTCCCGGGTGAACTCGTGCACCGACACCAGATAGGGAGGTTCCTTCTCCTGGGCGATGAACACGAACCGCGGGTCGGCGCCGAGGAGATCGCGGGCACCGTCGATGTACCAGGCCGCCTGCTGGTGGTATCCGAGCGAGGACGCCGACGCCCGGAACAGCTGCGGGTCAGCAGCCTTGGTCGTTTTGAAATCCACCAGCGTCAACGGGCCGGCGGCCTCCGTCATCCAGTCGGGGCGGGCGCGCAACCGCACCCATGTCGCCGGATCGGTCCAATACATCGAAACCTCCGGGCGGCCCTCGGCCAGCAACTTCCCTGCTTGCGGGTGGTCACGCACCGTCCACGCCATCGTTCTGGCCTGCTTCGCCACCGCAGTCAGCAGCGGCACCTTGCCCTCGGCGTACGCCTCCGTCCGCTGCTTCTTCGCGTCGTTGGTGCGCCAGTCCTTCGCCTCGATCTCTGCGATCTCCAGCCCGGCGCCGAGCACGAGGGCGTGCACAGCGTGGCCGAGGTCGTAGTCCTCGTTCGAGGGCGGCGGGTTGTCGCGTTCGTGTTTGAACACCGCCGGGCAGGACGGGGGCAGGAGCCTGCGAGCGCCGGAGGACGACAGGCTGTTCTTGTCGCCGTGGTAGATCGCATCCGAGATTCCCTCGTAGATCCCCGCGGCCGTGGGCGCCTGGTCAAAGCTCACGGTCGTCCACCTCCCCGCTGCCGCAGTGGACGCAGCTCGCGCCGTGGCAGAACGGGCAGTCGTGGGTACTCACTGGCCCTCCTTGATGAATGCAGCGATCTCCTGGCGAGTGGCCGCGTCGAACATGGCGCCGTAGCCGGGGTTTTCGATGTCGTCGAGGTTGAAACGGATGCCGCCTCCTGGCTCTCTCTCGACGGTCAGCAGGGAGCGGCCGTTCTGCCAGGTGCGGAGATCGCGGCTCATGACGCCGCCCTGATCCGCCGCCGAGACCCCGCGGCCGGGCGGGCGTCGGGCTCGTCGAGCTGGTCGTCTTCCCACTGGAAGGGCAGCGGCCAGTTGCGTTCACGGGCGTACTCGGCCGCTTCGGCAGAACGCCCCTGCTGGAACTGCAACCGGTTGAACAACGCCACCACCTCGTGATGGCGGTACGCCCGGATCTGCGAGTTGCGGTGGATGAGGCGGTCGATCTCCGAGCGCCGCACCCCCAACTCCGCAGCCAGGTCGATCATCGGCCACCTAGCCGCTACCAGGGACTGCAGTCGGCGGCGGGCGCCGAGCGCGGGCACGAACTCCCCACCCCGCGCCCCGGCGATGACCTCCCCGACCGACCTCGGGACCGGCACCGCGAGGACCTTCTTCGCGGTGATCGGATCGACCTTCGCGTCACCCTTGGCGGCATCCCGCAGGATGCGGTTGTACACCGTCTGAGAAATGCCCACCGCGCGCTGGATCTGCCTCGGGTTCATCCCCATAGCCCGAAACGTGACAAGACGGATGTAGGTGTCGCTGGCGTCGATCTCGCCCGGAACCCACCGACCAAAGGCGATCTGCCGGTTGCGGTTGTTGGAGTAGCAAGTGCGGCACATGTTCTTGCGCAGCCCGTAGTCGAACTGCTTGCGGCAGCGGGTGCAGGAGCTCATGACGCCTTCTTCTCCTTCGAGCGCCTGTACCGCCTCTGATCTCCGGCGCGGCACGACCGCTCCATCTCCTGCCAGCACGAGAACAGGAAGGCACGCGCGATAGCGTTCAGTTCCTCCTCTGTCGCAACCTGCTTATTGGCGAACCTGACCGCCATCACCACACCCCCATCTGCTCGTCAACCCACTGCTCGTGTCCGCGGTCCCATGCAGCGGTGTCGTCGAACTCCTCCAGCTCGTCGTCGGGTTCGGCCGGGGCGCCGGAGAACTCGTCCGGGACGCCGGCGACTGCGCAGATGCCGACACCGAGCAGGACTCCGATGGTGATCAGCTCCCATGCGCGGGCGAGCAGTTCGCTCAGCACGGTCACAACGCACCCCCGACCTTCGGTGCCTGCGGCTGGCTGTGCTGTATCGCGGTGGTGCGACGCAACTCCGGGTCCGTCTGGCAGTCGAGGCAGCGGCAGAACGCGTACAGGCAGACATGCATCCGGGCACCCCGGTTGGAGGTGTCCACGTACCAGGACCACCACGGGTTACGCATCGTCATCACCACCCATCGCCTCGGCGACGGTGTCGAGCAGGGAGGCGGGCTCGATGGACGGCAGCCAACGCGACGGGTCGGCGGCGAAGGCGAGTTCGTGCACGGGCAGCGGCTCGGGCAGTTCCAGCCCGGTGCGGAACTTCCCGCAGTAGCAACCGCCATCACGGCTAGCATCCATCGCACACCGGGCACCGGCCGCGGTGTTGGGCACGAAGTCCTCGGGCTCGTCGTCTTCCTCGGGCGCCGGTGCGAACACTGCCCAGATGCACAGGTCCGCCCAGCAGGCCGTGGGGATCTTGTCCAAGTGGCGGGCGATCTCCCACCGCTGGTCTTCGTTCAGCTCAGGCGCGGCCATCGACGGTCACCACCTCGTAGCCCAGGTCCTTCAACGCCCGGTTCGCGTCGTGCTGCCCGAACTGGTCGGCGTTCAACGGCTCCCACTCCGCGATACGGCCGTCATCGAACGCCGGGAACACATCCACCAGCGCGGCCGCGCGGTTGACGGCGACGATCACGAACGACGTCACACCCGCGTGATGCAGCAGGGGCGGGTCGAGTTCGTAGACGGCGGCGTCGCGCCGAGCGAACGGCCCCAGCTCGGTGGTGGCGTACAGGTCGGTGCGGTAGGCAGTGCCGCTCATCGCTGCACCTGCGCTTCCGGCAGCGAGACAGCGACGACCTTTCCCCGCTCTGTGGAGAAGGACGCGCCGCGCTCAGCGAGGAAGTCGAACAGGAGACCGAACTGGGCACGCGCGGAATCCCGCTCGGCCTCCAGCTTGGCGATGCGGACAAGGTCCGACTCCAACTCGTCGATGCGGTGCTCGGCGCCGGAGTTCATGGCTTGGAGGTCCCCGATCCGCCGCTGAGCCGACCGCAGACGCTCCCCCAGGTCGGAGACGTTCTCCCACACGGCCTGCCAGTCACCGTCCCGGTTCTCGCCGATGGCGTCGTGCATGCCGGTGGCGTCGAGGGCGATATCGTTCAGCTCGGCGATGGCCTTGCCCAGGAACTTGCCGCCCTCACGGGCCTGCTCGGTGCGCTCCTGCCACAGACGCCGCGACTCCCACAGCGCGCGAACGACAGCGAGCGTGCGGGCGTGCCGGTAGATCTGGGTGTCGTAATCCAGAGTCAGCGCCGCCTTGATGTCGGCGGTCAACTGCTGCGCGCGCTGCATGCGCGTGTGCAGGGTCATCGGGCCTCCCCCTCGTTCCGGCCGTGCTCGGCCATCCAGGTGTGTGTCGGTGTCCACTCCGCCCACCGGGCCACGGCAGCGGAGGTGGTGAGGTCGTCAGCGGACAGCCCGCGATGCAGCGCGGACGAGAAGGCGGCGGCGAAACGCTCGGCCAGATGCGGGTGCGGCATGTGCAGGCGGGTCACGACGCACCACCGACCTCGTCACGGGTGTGGGTGACGTTCCGCACCGAGCGGATGTCCTCAGCGCGCGCCGACAGCAGCAGTCGCCAGTGGCCGTCGATCTCGCCATGGAATGCCCAGCCCCGGCGCGGCCTCGTCGTCGTTCCCGTCGAGCCGTACACGCCGTCGCCGAGCTTGAACGGGAACGAGTCCTCAGGCGGCAGCAACACCTGGTGCGCCTGGATGTACTCGACATGCCCGGAGGTCCAGACGATCTCGTAGGTGTCGAGCGGGCCGTGGTCGTACCCGCTGCTCATCACTTCCCTCCCAGCGGGAACAGCAGCGACAGCAGGTGCGCCGCCAGGGCGAACTCGCGGGTGTTCGCCGGGTCCTCGGTGTAGATCTCGAACAACAGCGTCAGCAGGGCGTCGTCGTCGGACATCGCGGCGACAACCTCCGCGATACGGTGCTCGGTGGAATCGGCTGGGGTGGCCAGTAACTGGGCTACGTACTGCTCGTACGCGGCGGGGTGAACCAGCATGGGGTAGACTTCTTTCTCGCGTGTTGTTTGGTGGCCGTCGAGGTGGTGCTCGGCGGCCTCTTTCTTGTTCAGTTGGAGGCACGCCCCGGACCGCCGAGATCGCCATCACGTGACGGCTCGGGGCGTGCAGCCTCACTACGCAGCGGGTGAGGCTGTGGTGAGGAATCGGGGGGATTCGGGACGTTCGGCTCAAGCGCGAAGAAATCCACCACGGTCGAGGCGTAGTCGGGGATGCCCTTGAGTTCCTTCACGTACTGCACGAGGTGCTCGAACACCTCGTACCGGGAACCCTGATGGTCGGTCAGGCCGTAAACCGAGGACTTCGTCCACGAGTTCGGCGCAACGCTCCAGCTGATCGTGATGATGAAGTGCAGCTGTCCGGTCATCGCTGTACCCCCTCGTCGGGCACGCGAGGATTCAGGGCATCGGCAGCGATGCAGTAGCTGCACCACCGCTTCCGGTCGGCACCGAACTCGTCAGGGCAGGCCACTGCCGGGTCGCCGTTCGAGCAGGGGTTACTCGCGATCAGAAACAGCGCGTCGTACCAGCGCCGCATCGCGGCGGTCCGCTCGTCGGGCATGTCCCGGCGGGGCGCGGCGAGGGGTCCGCTGCCATCACCGCCGGGACGCCCACCCTCGGCGGCAGGGGGGACCGCGCCGAGGGAGACATCAGGCTCGAATGGTTTGAAGAGGCTTTGAACGAACGGGTCGGCAACGGCGGGGATGGTCCCACTGCTGTCGGCGCGCGGGCGAAGAAGCGCCAGTCGGTGCTCGTTGGCGATCTTCAGCGCGTTCATCGCCCCGTCGCGCTCCATGATCACGCCACGCAGGCGGGCCAGGATCGCCTCGTCATCGCCATTCGTGATGCCCAGGACGTGCATGACGTCGGACACCAACTGCTGGTAGTGGCGGAAGATCTCGTACTCCTGGTCGTTCATCTCCGCCCCCTCTTGATCGCGTGAGCGACGAGAAGATGCACAGGGAAGGAGAGGATCAAGCCAGCGGCGACGGGAGTCAGGAGGAGGATCACGACGCCGCCCATTCGCCGATAGGCGCGCGCTCGATATGCGCCTCGCAACCCCAGGCCAGGAGATCGGCCAAACGTCCCGCCACCGACGACCGCGACAGGTAGGTGCGCGTCGGAGCGGACGGCACGTTCATCACGTACTCGGGGAATCCGGGATATCCGGTGCGCGGGTCGGGCGGATCGTCGTAGGCGATGGCGTATCCCTCGCGCTGGGGCGACTCGTCACCGCGCGCCAGCCACGGCCGCAGATCCGGGAGCCACGACGGCACGGGCTCGTTGTTCTCGAACGCGCGGGCGATCTCGTCCCAGTAGTCGAATCCCTGGCACTCAAACGGCAAGCCGTTCTCGGTCGGCCAGGAATCGACCACCAGACGCCAAACGAATTGAGCCCTCATGCCGCACGCTCCCGCTCGACCAGGCGCGCGACAGCCTCAGCACCAGCCGGGGTCACCTTCAACGTGTGCATGACCTCACCGCGGAACCGGGGAGCCTCATGCACCTCGACCGGCCGGAAGTACTGCCGCTTGTGCGCATACGCCGAGTAGCGGCGGCGGATCTCCTTGCACTGCTTACGCTCCGACCAGCGGGACTCGGTCTCCACGTAGATCCAGCCCTTTTCCACGAGCAGATCCCGCAACCAGTTCTCGCCGACGTCGTTGTTCGCCGCGACCACACGCAGCTTCAGCAGGTCGGACTCGGCGACGTACAGCTCGACGTAGTTGACCTTCGGGGCGTCCTCGGCGACCTTCTCGCTCAGCTCGGCGATCTGCTGATCCTTGGCCGCGATCATCTGCTGCGCTTCCAAGACGGCATGGGCGAGCAGCTCCGGACCGGTCAGCGCGGGAGCAGTGTTGTAACCCCCGGTCTTCCGGATCGTCGGCAAGACCTCGGTGGTAATCCAGCGCCGGAATCGCGCCGCCTCCGGCTTGTCTGATCGGAGCACGAGCGCGTACATGCCCGACTCGCTGACGACCGCCATCTCCTGCGGTCCACCAGGGGTGTCAATCCGATTGACCCCCTTCTCGTCGTCCGCGAGTCGCTGCATAGCCATCGACAGATTCGGCAGGCCGAGGATGTTGCAGATGTCGCGGGCAACAAACCACGGTTCTCCGTCGATCAGCACCGTGCGGACGGTCGCGCCCTCGTAGGTGAACGGCATCAGGTCGGTGCTCATGCCGCCTTCCCCTTCTCTCGGCGATGGGCTGCGAACGCAGTCCGGATCAGTTGCTTCTGTCGCTCGGTGGGCGGCGGGCAGTTCTTCAACTGCTCCGCGATCCATGCGCGCTTCTCCGCCTCGTACCGCTCGTCCCGCGTCATGACACCTTCTTGTGGTCTTGACGGCCAGAATTACTGGTCTCCTCGGGCAAAAAAAGGTCTTCCACGCCTACCCGCAATCGATGAGCGATCCGAAGTGCAGCGTCGGTCGCGACGTGCCGCGCCTGCCCGCGAACCAAGCGTCCAACATGGCTGTGTGCCTTGTACCCCGCGACGGCGGCCAGCTGGCGGTGGCTAACGCCCTGGACGACCATCAGCCTCGCGAGCTTCTTGTGGTCTCTCAGGATCATCGGCACCTCCTGCGCTAGCGGATCCTGTGGACCTAAAGCTACTCGTCTGTGGTCATGGTGTCCAGTAATTATGGTCGCTTTGATACCGCTTGGTGTCCACTCAGCAACCAAACGCCGCGCAAACGGACGCAAGAATGCGTTCCGACCTGCATACTTCCGAACTAAGCCATGGCATAGTTATGGTGTCCACCTGGGCACGTAGACCACAATTTAGTCGTGTCCTGTGACCGCGTTGATGTCCCGACATAGGGCTTGAGCCCTCGAAGGAGGACCGCATGGCCACACGCCATGAGTCGCACCTGGGTGCGTTGATCGAGCAACAGAAGCGACTCAACGACTTATCGGACGCACAAGTTGTCGAGCGAGCGAAGGCGCGGGGACAGAAGCTGGGCAAGTCCAACGTCGGCCGGGTCGCCGGCGGGGAGAACCCTTCCCTCAGCCGCAGCACCATCTTCGGGTTGGCCGCGGGCTTGGGTGTCACGCCCGCCACGGTGGCGCGCGCAGCGCTGGCAGACATGGGGATCATCCTGACCGAGCCAGAGGCGGACTCGGAGACAGCCATTCGGACCGATCCGACGCTGTCGGAACACGGACGGCAGATACTGCTGACCTTGCTGCATCAGATCAGGTCCAACGACTCTGTGCGATACCTGCCGGATGGGCGCCCAGACCCCAGCTACCTCTCCGGTACGCCGACGAACGACGAGCGGCTCGCACGGATGCTGACTCGCGACGATCTCACGGCTGATGAGTAGCAACCCTGACGTCGGTGAACCATCCGAGCTTGGAATGATGCTGCCAGCCCGTTAGGACATCTCGGCCGTGCAGCCAGACCGCTTCCGCAGCAGCATCCAAGGCGACCTGCTGCTCCGCCGTCAACCCGTGGCACGGCACCTTCACTACCTTCCCACGCCTGAGAATGACCGCCGCGATGACAGTCCAGACGCTACCTGCCAAGATCTCTCCCGAGGGCGCCGCTTCGGTGATGCCAGCGACGGACTCGACCAGTACCGTTGGGCGATCCGCTATCCCGGGTAGCTCGCCCTCTGTTTGCCCTGCCCCAAACAACATCCTGACCTTCCGCTCTCCCCGACCTTCCCGCGCCTCCGTGCACGCAGCTTCCTTTACGTGTCACCAGTGAAGTGGATGATAGTTCTGGTTGAAAGCTTTACGGTACGTTTACGCGGGTAACGGTCCGGACAATCTCAAACTGTTACCGTTCACCACGGCAAACGTTCAGCGCTGAACTGATTTCGTTCCAGCCCGCGAAAGACGACGCAAGCCACGGGGATTCGAGACCGGTCGGTTGCTTTCCAGCTAACCCTTCCAATCCACCTCGATCGACCTCGGGTCGAACCGCCCCGGCCGCGGCGCCTTCCGGAAAGTCACCGTCATCAGCGCGTCAACGATCGCCCGGCGGCGATCCAACAGCAGATCCGGAAAGGTCTGCGCGCCATCCCCAACCACGCCCTTGAACAGCCTCGCCTTGTTCGCATCCTCCATCGCAGACAGCGCAGCATCCCGCCGCGCCTTCGCCCGCTTCGTCATCACCGCCACCTGCTCATCGGTCAGCAGGTCGTCAGCCCACTTGGTGGCAATGGACTCCAGCTTCGCCGTCATCGCGGCGGCCTCCAGGCGCAACTCCTTGATGTCCGGGCGGTTCTGGTCGATCAAGATCTCCCCTGCCTCCGGGCGCGACAGCCAGGCGACCACGAGATCGGTCACATGGTCATCGACCAGGGACACCTGCCTCTGGGTTTTGAAACAAGCCCGGCACCGATACGCCGGGCGCCGCGTGCGGGTCGTACTCGTGACATCCATTGCAGCACCGCACAGCCCGCACAGCGCAATCCCGGTGAGCAGATAGACGCGCCCGGTAGACGTTCCAGAGCGCCGAGCGGGATCGGCCAGGATGTCGCACACCGACCGGTAGACGTCCTCGGTGACCGCGGCCGGCCACTTGGCCTTGCCCAGGATCTCGCCGTTATAGGACCGCAGGCCCGCATAGCGCGGGTTCTGGAGGATCTTCCGCACCGACACCTGAGACTTGAACTCGTTGCCCAGCGTGGACTTCAGGCCGCGCTCGTTCCAATCCCTGACGATCGACATCAGCGAGTGCCCCGCCAGCACCATCTCGTACGCCTCGGTAACCGCGGCCAACTCCTTCGGAACCGCAGTGTCATCGAGGTTGTAGCCGAACGGCCGCCGCGAAGCCCATGCCTCCCCCGCCTCGGCCATCTGGCGCATCTTGCGCTTCTGCCGCGCCGAGCGCCGATCAATCTCGGCCCGAGCCACAGCCCCCTTGATGCGCGCGATCATTCGGCCGTTGTCGGTGGAGAGGTCCACGTCGCCCGTGACGGTGGCCAGGGGGATGCCCATACGATCGGCGAGGGGAATCAGGTACTCGAGGTCGATGGGCTCGCGGTAGAGCCGGTCGAGGTCCCAGCACACCATCGCCTGGACTGTCCCAGCCTCTATGTCGGCGAGCATCTGATCCCAGGCTGGCCGTTTCCGCTTCGCCCCGACGGCGGAGGTGTCATTGTCGACGTAGTCGATGGGCTCCCAGCCGCGCTGGGCGCAGAGCTTGTGACAGTCCTCGCGCTGTCGTGAGATGGCGAGCTGATCATCGTCGCGGTCTTCGGACTGTCGGAGGTAGACAGCGGCGCGCTTCACGGTAGCCTCCATCGGCATTCCGGCAGCTCTGGACGGCTGCCGCGGTGAAGGCTACTCTAGCCCCGTGGTTTGCGTACCACCAGATTGCTCGTGGTACGCAAAACACGCCTCCTGTTGTCTCGACTCCCATGGATGCTACCTCTAGCCAAAGCGCCTGGTCAGCACGCCATCTAGGACCGTTATGTCTATTTCAACGCGCACCGCCGCCCCGACAGTTCCCCACTTCAAGCCGAAGGAGACCGGGATGATCCGCGTCGCTCTCACCGCCCTCGCTGCCGCCGCATTATCCCTCACCCCCTGGCCCGCCAACGCCGCGCCGTGGCCCGGATGGACCGACGGCCAGCAGATGGAGGCCCGCCTCCTGCTCGGTGGAGTCAACCGCCAGTTCCAGCCGGAGATCATCCAGACCGCCACCGATGTGTGCGGCATCCTGCGCGCCGACCCCACCCCCGCCGGGAAGCGGGCCGCTCTCGAGCATCTGGCCGTGGACCACTACCCGCACCAACTTGGCCACGCCCTCGGCACCATGGTGGACGTGACGTGCCCAGACATGCTGGGTGTCATCCGGTGATGATCACGACCACCACCGATGTGGTGACACTCCAGTTCACCGTTCCTGCGGATCTGCGGCACATCCTGGACATGGAGTTGGAGTTGCTGCGCCACCAGATGGACCCGATCGTCGCCTGGCTCGAACGCAATGGCGGCGACATGCACTGGTCAACCGGCGGGTGCTCTGAGAAGGTCTGAGGATGGCTTCGAACGCTCGCGAGATCGGCGAATACACACGCTTGGTAGTTGACGAGATCCGTGCCGAACGTGCTCGCAAGCGCATGACTCAGAAGGAGCTGGCCGCAGCGAGCGGCATCCCACTGGGAACACTTTCACACATCGAGCAGGGGCAGGCCGTGCTCGATGTCGAGCAGATGGGCGCAATCGCGAAGGGGTTGAAGGTGGACTTGGTCGCCCTCCTGGCGGCCGCAGGTGCGCGGCGGCGCAATTCGTGATTCGGCAGACTTGCGAGACATACGAAAGCCGCCCCGGATTGGAGTCCGGGGCGGCTTTCATGCAGACAGTCAGTCTTGAGAGGGGAGTTTACGGTCCCCGCTGTCGTCCACCTCGAGGGGGACATGGCCGGTAAGGCGCAGCAACTCCCTGCGCACCGGTTCGGGTGGTTCGCGATCTTCGCTGGGGCCGAACGTCAGCCGGTACGGGACGGGCGGGATCAGTCGGACCATACCGGTCATCGTACGACTTACCAGCAATCCATGACACGAGCATGCCGGATACGTCATCATCGTGCCATGCAGACACACGAAGTAATCAAGACACGTCGTTCAGTTCTAGGGATGAGCCAGCCCGACCTCGCCGCCGCAGCGGGGATCTCCACCCGCCAGCTCGCGCGCTACGAGGACCCCGCCGAGCCGACCCAGCCACCGCTGGACGTCGCCGACCGACTGGCCGCGGCGCTGGAGATTTCACTGCTGACCCTTGCGGGGCATGGTGTACCTGCCCTCGACCTGTCCGGCACGTGGTATTCGGCGTGGCAGACGTGGATGGATAACGTCGAGCGTGTCGAGATGGAGCGGCTGACGATGCGCCAGGACGGCGAGTTCGTCCGCATCCTCGGCGAATCCGATCCCGACCACACTGACACCGGCTCGTACTCCTGGGTGGGTGAGGCACGGCTCATCCGCAACCGATCGGTGTGCGGGTGGTACGCGGCGACCGATGAGGGCATCAGCTCCTGCGGCACCATCCAGTTGGTGTTCAACACTCACGGCACTCTCGCGTTGGGTCGCTGGGCGGGACTGTCCCATGACGGCATCAGCGAAAGCGGTTGGGGCGCGATGGCATCGACAGAACCGCTCGCCCGTGAGGCGCTGGCCGCGATCGTGCAGACGCAGGGGACGTTGCACTCGTTCCCGGACCTGCCGACGTCGGAATTCCACGGTTAGGCAACGAATTTCCCGGATGTGATGACAAGGGCATGCCATTTGTGTCATTGTCATGACGCCGCCATAAACGGCATGGCCCGGCGTCGGGTTGGCCCCCCGACTCCCCCGACGCCGGGCGCTCCTAACCACACACGCGCCAGGGGGTATCAGATGCCCAACCTTCTTCTCGGCTTCCTCATCGGCGGCGGCTTGGCTGCCGTAGCCATCATCTGCTGGGCTGCGGCCCTAGTGGACAACCGGCACGAGCCCGACCGTCACGACGCGGGCGGCCCGCGATGAGATCGGACCTCCTCGACCTCTGGCGCAGCCAGCACCGCGATTGCACCATCGAAGCCCCCTTCGGCTCCATTGGTGAGGCCAGGCTCGTCCTGTCCGACCACAGCGGCCACGGCGGCGACTGCCACCAATACCTCGCCGCGCACGCCTTCAGCCTCGGCTCAGGGGATGGGGCCGAGCATGCCGACTAGCAAGTGGGTCGGGGACGACTGCAAGAAGAAGCCGCCCGTAACCATGCCGGAGTCGCGCGCCGAGGGGATCCTGGCCATCCACGCCACCTGCGATCCCCCGTGTCCGCGGAAGCTCGGTGCCCTGGAACGCCTGGGGCGGCAGCAGTGAACGAGACCGGCGACGTCCTGCTGTTCCACCGCGACCACCTCGACGCCGCGTTCGGGTTCCGCAATCCCGATGCCGCGATGGCAGCTCACAACGGCTGCGAGGTGGGAGTGTGCGCCTGCCGCACCGCTGCCACGATCCGCCTGCGAGGCCGGTGGAAGCAGCGCTGAAGTCTTCCCCGGCATACGTCGGGGGATCCGAAGATAGACCGAACGAAAGGGATCGACGCATGAAGCTGTACACCCCGGGTCCGGACGGCAACTCGAGCGACAACTGGAACGAGGACCCGCGCGGTGTCGACGCGCCGAAGCGTCGGCTCGGCGAGGACGTCCGGGAGATCAAGGCCCAGGACTGACCCCCAGCTTCGCCCCGGCTTCCGCATGACGCGGCGGCCGGGGCGGTTCGTTTGCTGTCCGATAGTCTCAGGTGGTGGCGTTTCAGGTCGGCGATCGAGTGCAGGTACGAGCATCACCTGTGAGCGTGTTCGAGGTCGTCGCGGTCGATGTTGATGGTGACCCGGACGCGGTCATGATCCAGGCTGTGGACGACACGCCAGGCCGGTATCCGTGGCACTACCGGGCGAGCGACCTCATCCCCGCCCAGACATGACGAAACGCCCCGCAGGAACGGAATCCTGCGGGGCGTTGTCGTGCAAGTGTCGACTACCGAACGGGATCGAACTTCGTCAGCTCTGTTCGGAGTAGGCCATCGTTGACCGTGGAGCATTGGAACGCCATCTTCGCCTTCTCTGTGCCGCCGTTCGACTTCCCCTGCGCGACACCAGCGACGATCCATGTCCCGCCCGCCTCGGTAACGTTCACATCGAACATCTTCACCGGCCGCTGGTCAGCGACATACTTCTCCTCGATCCGGCCGCGGCACAGTTCGATCGCGTAGTCCCGATCCAGTGCTCGAGCGCGATCGAAAGTCGTCGGCACGGCACCTTCCCGGCAGGTGCGACCGGTGTTGAAGTCGATCATCGACTTCCCCGCCTCAAGACCGGTTTGCGCCGCACCCAACTGGCCGACCGCCATCTTCGCTACAGCCAGTCGATTCGCAGGCTTGCCGGGTTCGTGGCCGATCGCGCAATCGATGTTCAGGAAGTACCCGCCCGGGGGGTGGGTGGCGATGGTCCGGCCTGAGATCTCGCGGAACACGAGCCGGAGTAGTTCGGTGTCGTCGGTGCGTACCAGTGCGGTGAGCTGGCGCCCGTTCTCGGACAGGTCGTACGGCGGAGTCTTCGGCGCCGTGACGATCGCCGTTTCCGGCGTCGTTGTGGTTATTGGGGCGGCGGCTTCTTCGGTGGAGCAGGCGGCGAGTCCTGCCGCCAGGAGAACAGCCGGCAGCCATCTGCGTTGCATGGTCGCCGATTCTCCCATTGACCGCTGGAACTGTCGCACGGTTGCGAGGTTTTGATGAGTTTTGATGGATTTTGACGGGCCAATTGGACATGACGAAAGCGCCCGGCAGATCTTGTAGGACCTGCCGGGCGTTCCCTGCCGTGAGTAGTCGATTACTCAGATAGGCAGCACCTCTGGATAACCGGCCGCCGGGAGGGTGAGGATCGGGTCCGGGTTGCCCTTGATGTGCGTGTCCAGGAACGCCCGGACGAACCGCGGGTGAATCTCCATCGCCCGCGGCGACGCAATGCTGCCGTTCAGGTCCGCTGTTTTCGTCGTCAGCAGGCCCACATCCGTGAAGGCGTAGTGCCGAGTCCCCTGGACCTGGAACATGTACAGCGGGCCGTGCGGCTTGGACGCGAACGTCGCCCAGGAGGCGTGCTCCCCGCCGACGAGGTAGTTGTCTCCGCCGTTGATCTGCCCGGACAGCAGCATGACCGGTTGCTGAACGCCGTTGTCCTGCGCGTGATTCTCCGTGCCCGCATATCCCGCGGTGCCGTCGAGCACGGCGACGGCTTTCACCCGAGTGTCGTGGTAGGCAGTCTCGAGCGCGGTGTATCCGCCGTAGGAGTGCCCGGCCATGGAGATCCGGTCGAGGTCGGCTTGGTTGCCGATGCCGTTGGGCAGCGAGCCGAGTTGGTTGATGACGTAGGTGACGTCACCCATCCTTGCGGTCAGCACCTTCTGCCAGGCGTTGCTCACCGCGCCGCCGTTCTGGGAGGCCACCTTGTCCGCCAGTTCCGTCACGATCGACTCGTACGTGCACGACAGGGTGAGCACCAGGTAGCCGTGGGAGGCCAGTTCTTGGGCGAGGATGCTCGAATTGTTTCCCGGCACACCGAAACCGGGGCTGAACACCACCACGGGCAGGGCGCCAAGATCTGTGGACACCGCGCCGTTCAGCACCGCGCGGGTGTCGCGGGCCCGGATGTTCGGGTACATCGTGTTCGCGGCCGTCGTGCCGAAGCAGGACACCGAACCGAAGAAGCTGTAGCAGGTGCGTCCCTCGAGCCCGTTGGTGAGCGCGAGCGCCATGGTGGCGTCGAAGCTGTCGTTGTTCGACAGGTAACGAGCCGGGGCGCCGGTCGACGGCGACGGGTACCAGGCGGTCACGCTGATCTGCCGCGGCCCCGAACCCGAAATCGGGTCCGTCCGTGCGGAGTCGGTCAGGAACAGTCGCCGGTTGCCGACGCCGTGGGGGCCGGTCATCGCGGGCAGCAGTGTAGGAGCCAAGACAGAATCCTGTTCTGGTGGAGGAGGTCAGGCGCGTGCGATGTAGACGGAGCGGTCCTCATCGGGGATGACGACCTCGCGGAACTCGTTGGGGATGTCGAGGTCGCGGTCGTCGGCGGAGATGTAGATGGCCCGCTCTGGCGGTGTGTCCGGCAAGGGCTGGCCGGGGATGCGCGCGGATGCGGTGAGCCGTGCGGTGACTGCACGGCTGGTCGGGACGAAGAAGTCGCCGAGGATCGTCAGTGGCAAGCTGGCGGTGACGGTGAGGTCTGCTTGCCCGCGGGTTTCCCGGGCCGCGCCTGCGGTGATGGTGGTGGTGACAGTGAGTTCGCCGTTGCAGGTCTTTACGCCCGCTGCGGTGACGACCGCCGACGAGGTGAGTGCTGCAGTGACTGTGGTGGAGGCGGCTTGCGCGAGGGTTGAGAAGCGGCTATCTCGCCCGATGGTCACCACCATCGGCTCAGCTTGAATCGCCCGCGTTGCAGTTAGATCCGCGCTCAGCCCTGCCGTGACTGCGCGTGCGGCGCTCGCCGGTGTGTCTACACCCGCGGTTCGGGTAGCGGTCACGGCGGTGTCGGTCGCGGTCGCCGAGGTGTGCCGATGGGCCGCTGCCGCCAGCCCGGCGGTAACTGCGGTGGTGGCGTCGACGGCGGCGTCGCGCTGGGCACTGCTGGTAACGGATGCGGTCGCGGTGAGCGCCGCGGCGATCACCGGGCCCACGAATGCGTCCGAGGTCAGGCCCGCTGTCACCGCGGTTGAGGCGCCCGCTGTCGCGTCCCACGCCGCCGCCGCTGCCCGGCCGGCGGCGACGGTAGTGTCTGCGGCCGCAGAGAAGTTCGCTACCGCCGCGGCGGTGAGGATCTCCACCGCCTGGGTGTCGGCTGTCGCGTTGTGACCGCGTTGCGCGGCGGCCGTCAGCCCGGCGGTGATCAGGGTCGATGCGGTTGCGTTGTGACCGCGTTGCGCCTCGCCGGTCAGCCCGGCGGTCTCGGTCAGTGACGCCTCGCCGAGCGCTCCTCTTACGCCATCGGCTGAGAGTCCGGCCGTGGCCGTGGTGGGCGCGTCGCCGGTGACCGGGATGCCGGCGATCGCCACCGTGGCGGTGAACCGTCCGGCCACCGCTACCGAGCTGGTGGCGGTGCGGGTGCCGGTCGCTCCGGCGGCGGCCTGGGTATCCACGCCGGCGGTGATGCCGAATGCCGCGGAGATGCCCGAGAGCACCACTGATGCGTCGGCCACCTCTGTGGCTGGACTGGTCCAGGTGTGGGTGTAGGTCGTGGAGGCGGTGCGGACCCCGAACGCGAACCCGACCAGCGCGGTCTGGCCGGTCGTCGTGGTGACCGATGGTGTGGTGTGTGTCGCCGAGGAGCTGTTGTCGAACGTGCTGCCGTCGATGTTGACCGGCGTCGTTGCGTCGACCGTCGCGCCTTGATAGGCGACGACTGCGGCTAGGGAGTACACCGCCACTGAGAAGTTCAGGGTGACGGAGGTTTCCGCGCCCCTGAACCGTCCGAAGATGCTGTAGTTCTTGGCGTCCGACGCACCCGATTGGTTGTTGTTCTCGATCAGCGTCCAGCCGGACGGAGTCGTATGGGTATAGGTCCCCGTCGCATTGCGGTAGGTGCCGACGAGCAGTACTAGGTAGTCGCCGCTGGCGCTGCCGCTGGGGTAGTTGACCACCAGCGACGTCGCCGTGGTGCCCGACTGCGCCGTGCTGGTGCCGTTCGTGGTGACGCGCGTGGGAGCGGGCACCGAGGCACCTCTACGCGGCCAGCGGCGTCAGCGAGAACCCCAGCGACGTGAGGGTCAGCGTGTCACCGTTGACGACGGCCTTCGACGCCGAGAGCGCAGCCGACCACAGGAAGTTGCCCGAGGTAGAGGCATCCCACACCGACACGTGGGAGATGGTCTCGGTTGTGGTCATGCTCCACGACGGATTGGTGCCGGTGAGCGCGATCGCGCCTGATGCGGCGGCGGCGAACGTCGCCTGGCTGCGGGTAGTGACCGCGGCCGCGTTCGACGTGCCAGCGCTGCCGGGGTCGCCGATGTGGAGCTTCACATACAGGCCGGAGGGCTGCGTCCAGGCGGTGCCGCCGCGCAGGTGGTCGAGGATCTTGTTCGCCAGATTGGCGGTGCTGATGCCAGCGGTCACGGGTCAGTCCTCCTGTGTGATGGCGTCTTCGGCGCCGGAATCGGTTGTGCCGTCGGCGTGGGTCACCTCGGCCTCGGCGGTGAATTGCATAGAGAAGGCAGCGGTCATCGCTTCCTGACCTCCAGGAACATCGAGCGGACATCGGTCCGGGATAGGGATGTGACGATCTGGCACACCACGCGGTAGGTGACGGTGTTCGTGCCGCCGGTCAGCCACACCAAGACGTCTTTTGCGTCATTGGTGACCTCGGAGTCCTCGACGGTCAGCCCTTCTCCGTCGGGGTCGACCGAAATGTTGTGGGAGACGATGGTTTCGCCGTCGTCCAACCATGGGTCCTTGTTGCGTTCGGACGGACCCCACCGGAACAGGTAGTCCAGGACCGCGGCGGGGTCTTTCACCTTGCGGTCGCCGGTGCTCACGGCGCCTCCACGACGTCGGTGACGCCCAGGGCGAGCAGCGCGTACTTCCAGCCGTGGTCCGGATCGTCGGGGTCGAAGTAGAGCGTCGCCGAGCCGGGCAGCTTCTTCATGCTCGGCCCGGTCGGGCCGCCGTTGAGCGGATTCGCCCCGAACACCAGCGTTTCGGCGAGATAGTGGTTCCGGCGGTCGGGCTGAACGACAACGGCCACGTACTCGTGTACGTGGCCGTTGTGTGGATCCGAGAGGGGGGGATCTAGTCTGTAAACCCTCGTTCGCCCTGGGTAGATGCCCTCGACGAGCGGGATATGCACTGTGGCAGTTCTCATCTACGCTCCTGCGGATTGAATGACGAATACGCGACCAGCCCCTCCGGCGCCGAAGGTGCCTGCGGTCCCGATTTCGCAGTTACCGCCAGCTCCTCCGCCTCCGCCCGGCGCACCGCCGGCACCGCCGTTTCCGGCGGTGCTAATCAGGCCACGGTTGCCGCCTCCTGCGCCTCCGCCGCCTCCGCCGCAGGGGGTCAGGGAATCGACCGACACCGAGCCGCCCGGTTGGCCGTGGCCAGCGGTGCCGCCGCCTCCGCCGCCCGGTGCGCCACCAGCCCCGCCAGCTGCGAGTGCCGAGGCGTCCCCGCCGAAGCCGGCGTTGTCGTAGCTGCCGCCGTTGTTGCCTCCAGCGCCGGGGCCGGAGGCAGAGGCCATCGCGCCGCGGCTGGTGTGGATCGCCGGGGCCGTACCGAGCGCGCCGACCACGTAGGTGCCGAACGACGAGATTCCGCCGGCCTGCCCTGCAGAGGTACCAGGTGCGCCGACGGTGACGTCGACTGTTGCCGGGAGGTCGGCCGCGTCGAACTCGGCGTAGGCGTAGCCTCCATGGTTTCCGCCGAGACGTTGCGCGGTGCCGCCATTGCCGCTTTGCCCGGCCTGTCCGCCGCAGATCACTCCCACGCCGATCCGGCCGCCCACGTTGGTCCACACGCCGTTGCCCGAGTAGACGGTCATGGTGCCGCCGTCTTCAAGGGAGATGATGCGGACTTCGTGGTTGTCGATCGAACCGGCATGGGAGGTGATTGGCGCTTTCACTTTGTTGTCCATCTGCGCGCCGGCGTTGTTGAAGCTGCCGACGACACCGCCGCGCATCTCACCCTTCGCGCGGTCCGCCGTCTGGGTCGACCATGCGGTGAACAGGCCGACACCGAGGGCGCCAGGTGGCCTACTCCCGTCGGGGGCGGTCACTGCTCACCTCCGATCATGCACACCTCATTTTTTCGAGACCGGCGAGGATCGTGTTCGCGGCGTTCTCACGGACCTTGGCCTGGTCAGGGCTGAGATTCGGTGACGGCGGATTCGCTTTGATGCTCAGCGCGAACACTTGATAGAGCGGGCAGAGGATTTCAGACGATGTACGGTTCTGGACATCCTGCAATTCACGCGTGGTGTGTTCGACCCGCACGAATAGCCAGCCGACAAAACCCGTCAACGCCAGGTTGAAAGCGACGCCGACTGTTGCCACCTTCAGGCCGACTCGATTCATGCGGGTATCGGTAGAGACCTTGTCGAGGCGGTCGAGGACTCTCTGCTGGGTTTCCGCTCTCTCCGACAATTCGGTGACCACTTGTCGTAGCCTGTCCACCGCAGTCACCAATTCGGCGAGATCCATCACGGGTCCCCTTTCCGGCGAGGCCGTATCTCGGTCTCAAGATCATTTATCTGGCTCGCCAGGTCGTCGAGCAAGGCCCGCAACCTACCTACCGTCTCGTGCGTTTGACGCAGGGTTTGGTCCAGGTTGTCGTGGTCGCGCTCGTACTTCTCCGGCATCACAGCCGCCTGCGCTGCTCGTGCATGGTTTCGAACGCCTCCCGAATGGCGTCAGTGGCCCGCACAAGCTCCCCGGCGAGCTTGTCGTTGATGAGCCGATTGAGTTCGCGCAGCTCATTTTCGAGCCGATCGCCACGCGAAACTTCTTTGTCGTATGCGGAATCGGCGCGCTGAATCGCATCCTTATGCGACAGCTCGATCCGCTCTATTTCAGACTTGTGCGCTTCGACAAGGTTGGTGAACAGCTTGTAGACGGCGTAGATGCATATGAGTGCGATTACGCCGATAGCGCCGTACTGCGGAAGGGTGGAAGTAAGTGGGTCAGCCTGCTGCGCGAGCAGGTAGACCAGCACTACCCACGCTCACTGGGCATTCCCGCGCGAAGCTTCGCGTCCGGAGTGACCTTCGCGCGCGCGATCTCCGCTGCGGGCACGCCGAGGATGGCGGCGACGAGGACGAGGATCATGTCCGCCGAGAACTTATCCACGGCACCGCGGACAACGAGATAGCCAGCGATACCCACCAGCACCGGCCAGAGGAGCGCTCGGACCGGCTCGGCGCGCAGGATGGAGATCAGTTTGCTCATGGTCTTTCCCTTCAGTCGCGGTCCGGGACGGGAGTGTCCGGACCTCCGTTGTTGAGCAGGGCGACGGTGTCGCGGCGGCCGGGCCACACGATCTGCCCATGTTCGAACCGCTGCCGCATCTCGCCGCCGGACAGTTCCTCTTCATCGGCGAGCGGCCAGCCGAACGGGCCGGTCTCGGAGCCGGAGCGGTGCCAGCGGGCACGGATAGCGCCGTGTACCCACACCGGCGCGCAGTTGTCGTGGCGGTAGAGCGCGCCGCCTTGGAAGCCCTGGACCTCGCCGCCGTCCAGCTGCGTCAGGTCGGTGACCGGGTATCCGAGCGGCCCCTGCTCCCACTCCAGCTCGCTGAACTTGCCGAACAGGCTGGCGGGGATGGCGTGCGCGCCGGTCGCGGGATGCCAGTAGATGTGGCCGTTCTCGAATTCGGCGTAGCGGCCGATCCCGTCGGGGGTGGCGTTCTCGCCGACGGTGCGCCGTGCGCCGAGCCACGACGTGACGGCTGCGACGTCGTCGATCGCGTTCGGCGGCGGCCCGGCGGGTGCGCCGGTGGCGAACTCGCGCACGTCTTCGGCGAACACGTCCCAGGGGAAGTTCGGGCCGACATCGGTGTGGTTGCCGATTCCCAGGCACTCGGTGACGTAGCAGTGATCGGAGATACCGGAGCGGCGCTCGTAGGGCGGGGCGATCACGTGAGTGTCGAAGCCGTACTTCTTGGCGTCCTGCACCGCGAGCCATGCCGCGATCCGGATGTCATCCCGGATGCGCAGCCATTCGTCACGTGACCATCCAGCCCGGCTACCGGCGAAGCAGAGGTTGATCGTGTACGGGTTTGCGTCCAGCACAGACCAACTCGCTAGGTCGGTGTCGACCACGTCGACCACCACCCCGTCGCGGACGGTGTAGTGGTAGCTCACGCCGTTGCGGCTGTTGTTGAGGTAGCCCGCGAGGCTCTCCGCGTCCCCGTTGCCCTCCTGCGTGTGCAGCAGGAAGTTTTCGATGCGGGCGCCGTGGCGGCTCGATGCCGAGCTGCCCATCTGCTCGATCTCGCGATAATCCGGTTTTGTCACCGTGATGATCTCCGTAGGTGTTGAGGCCTTCGACCATCGGCCGTAGTCGTCCTTGAGTGCGATGTTTATGTCGACACCGGTGCCGTCCACTCGGTCTTTGTCAATCCGGACCTGGGCGATATGGGCAGCCGGGTGAATACGCTTGCCGTACGTTCGGTAGATATCATCGGCGTCCACGGACCCGTTCCCTTTCGCATCGCCTGCATATCCGCGTCGAGCGAGACCCTCTCGCAATGCGGAAACTCCCCTCGGCGTAGATGTGGCCGCGGCAGCACCGGTTTCGCGCCGACATGTAGTGGGTCGAGTGCCGCCGATCGCGGTCCTCGCAGTTCTCTCTGTGTGAGTCCCAGCGGAGATTGCTCAGTCTGTTGTCGCGTGCACCTGTCGGGCCATGGCACGCCTCCATGCCAGGAGGGCAAGGCCCGACAAAGGCCTCCAAGACCAGGCGATGGACCGCGACTACGCTGCGTATGCCAGGACGCCTCAGCGATACCCGCTGATATGGGGTCGGGCCATGCTGGGTGCTCGGCCTGAGGATCAGTAGCTTCCGTTCAATCTCCACGCCGTCGCGGCGAAGAATCGTCCGTGGCAGGGAACGCACCCTGCCCATGTTCGAGACTTCATACTCGGGCCATCTGGGGACAGGGCGCCAAATTTCCATGGCCTCACGACTCCCAAAAATGCTGCCAGAACCAGGTGGCGACGCCGTCCTCGAGCGCCCATTCGATACAACGGGAGTTCCCGTACATGCCGGTCCACTCCAGGCCGACCACCGACGCCCAGCCGCGCAGGAATGGGGCAATGAAGGTGTCCCATTGCTCCAGGCTCGGATTGGCATCCACCGGCGCATAGATCGGCCGGTTCTCCGGGCCGCCCGCGTCACGATGCAATCGCAGCGCGGTCTCGGCGTGCCGAGCACCTCCGTCGTACCCGCCGTACCAGTCCGAGGTGTCGCCTTTGCCGTACTGGTAGTTGCTCACTATCTCCAGCCCCGCGGCGCGGAGCCGGTCGCAGTAGTCCTTGCGGAGCGGCTTAGCACCGAAGTTGGTGCCGGGCCGCGATTCGGAGAAGTAGCCGATCACTCCCGCGTACCCAGCGTCCTTGATGGCCCGCGGATCGATCAGGGCTGCGGAGAAGTCGAGGAGTTTCATGGGACCGTCCTGCCTCCCTTCATGTCGGGGAATCGGCTGAGGATCTCCATTCGCGCCAGGCTCGTTCGCTCAGCGGCGAGTACACGCCCGACCTCTGCGGGGTCGTCGATCGCATCCAGGTAGGCCAGGACCTCCGGCACCGTGTGCACTGCCGGGTCGAACATCACAGCCCCAGGTGGGTGACGATGCGATCAGCGACAGAACGGTCCACCAGGGACTGTTCAGTGACGGTGAGTCCGAAGTCCGCGAGGATGCAGATCATCTCGGACACTTCGACGTCCAGTCGCTTCGCCAGATCGGCGATCCGGTACTGGCTGGAGCCGATGATGCCCTGCATGTCCTGCCGAAGGCCCAGCTTCTCCTCGACGAAACCGCGAATCTCGGCTTTGTCCGCGGCGGTGAGGTGTTGTTCCATGACCTCCGCGAGGGTGGCGCGCTGCTCCTCCGGCTCGCTCAGGTCGGCCCATCGTCCGGACGCGGTCCAGGGGTTGGCCATCGTCGGCGGGGGCACGTACTTCAAGCCGGGTTCGCCGACGATCCCGGCGCCGAGCACGCACTGCCGCCAAGAGACCATTTCCCAGTAGTCGACGGGCATCAGCAGAGGAGCGCCCTTGATGCCGGGGAGCGCGGTGTACATCCAGAGGAACCGCTGCCTCGGGTTGTTCGGGTCGCAGTTCTCACGAAGCGGAACTCCTTGGCTGTCCCATTTCGGCCAGTCCTCGAACCGTTTGCCGTCGATCAGGCCGAGTTGGGTGCTGTTGTTCGGGAGGGTGTTCTGCTCCAACGGTTTCCACGCTTTCTTGTCGGTGCCCGCCGGTAGCGTGGAATGCAGGAGCCCCGCGACCGCTGGAACGGCCCGGGGCTGTGGCAACCACTGATTGAGGAGTGGCTACATGCATCACGTTACCGAAACCTGGAAGCCTGTACTTGGATATGAGGGCTTCTATGAGGTCTCCGACCTCGGTCGAGTCAGATCACTACCGCGAACAGTGCGATCCAAGGGATCAAGCGTTCAGCACCGGCCTGGTCGGATCCTGCAGGGCTGCCCCAACGACAGCGCTGGCCACCTGGCGGTCAAACTCTCCAAGCTGGGCGTCCGTCATACGCATCTGATTCACACTCTCGTCATGGCCGCGTTCGTCGGACCGCGCCCCGCACACCTTGTCATCTGCCACGGCGTTGGGGGCACGGCCGACAATCGGTTGTCGAACTTGCGGTACGACACCAGCGCCGAGAACAACCGCGACCTGGTACGCCATGGTCGACATCGCGAAGCGCGAAAAACGCATTGCAAGTCCGGGCATGAGCTGAACGAAGCGAACACGTACTTCCGGCACAGCGGCTCCCGTCAGTGCCGCGTCTGCGCACGTCGGCTCGACGCTGAGCGTGCCCAGCGGCGGCGTCTCAGCCGGGCTCACACCACTCCCAGCTGCTGAAGGGCTGAGATGATCGCTTCGATCCGTTCCCATGCACGGGCCAGCGGATCCTGGAGGGCGCGGTCGTCGCCGACGGTGAGGGTCCACTCCACCGGCTCGTCGCGGGACCAGGACAGCCGCACCTTGGAAATCCTGTCCATATAAATTCGCCCGGAGGTGTCGCCTCGGATCGTGTAGCCCGCGCGGTCGCCGAGCCACACATGCCCGGACTCGCCGATCAGGAAGGGTGCCCCGTCACCGGCAGAGAAGGTGGTGGCGTCGAAAGCCCTTGTTGCCCAGATGCCCGCTCGGAGCACGATCAGACTGGACAGGGTGTAGGCCTTGTTGCTGCCCTCTTGGAAGTACTCGAAGTACCGTGTCCAGCCTTGGTTTTGGGCCCTGCTTGAGGAGCGGGCGACCATCCACGCGAGCAGGGCGTCGGTGTAGAGGGGAGCCAAGATTGCGTCCAAAGCACCGCCGACCGGCGGGACACCGATCATGGCTGCGATGAGGTCGCCAGCCATCTGGATTGCCGCGGAGATGGCCTCGTTGACACCGGGCATGGAGTGGCCACCGGTGACGACTTGGATGCCCTTGGATGGGGTACGTCGGTAGCGGTAGCCGGTGAGCCCCGTTTCTTCGCCGTCACGCCAGACGACGAACGGCAGTTCCTTCTGTGTGCGTTTCGACCCTGGGATGTAGTAGTCAGGCGGGATCGACGTGTCGGTGACCAGGTATTCGGTGGAGTCGATCATGTCGCCGACGAACTCGTTGACCGTGCGGACCAGGCCGTCCCAGATCGTGCCGCCGTGGCTGGTGCCGGTGTAGGTGCCGGAGCGGTCCTCGAAGGAGACGACGCGGGTTCCGTGGCGCAAATTCGCGCCCGGCCACGGCTCAGGATCGCCTTCGAGGTAGGGGCGGATCACGCAGGTGATCTCGCCGTCTTCCATGAGTGCTTTCGCGACGTCGTGGAAGTTCTTGAAGCGGGAGATCAGGATCCCCCACAGCGCACCGGAGGCCATGGAGTCGACGAAGCTGATCGGCTTCACAACGGTCGACCAGGTGGCTTGCGCGGTCTCGATGGGGCCGCGCTGATTCGGGTCCATGGGGTCCGACGGCAGGGCCCAGTAGGATCCGGCCTCACGCATGATTTGCAGGTCGAGGGCCACCGACAGCAGCCACGGGATCGGGCCCGCCCCGATCCAAATCTGCGGCCACTGAATCCATTCAGGGAAGAACGGGTTGGCCCAAACCGAGTACCACTTCAGGCGCTCGTAGTCGGAGGCGAAGCGCGCGACCACAACCTGGTCGCCGTCCTCGTCCTGCTCCAGTTCGACGTACTCGAGCAGTCCGCCGAGGCGGGAGCCGCAATATTCGACAGTGATGTTGATGTTGCGTTTCTCGCCGCGATCCAAGCGGCCCTGCTCATCCCACAGCCACTGCCCGACAGGATGATCGAAGGGGTGGCGCAGTTCGTAAGCGCCGGTGTCGCCGTCGATGATCTCGAAGCTGCAGGAGTACTCGGCCTGCACGAGGTGTTGCAGCCGCATCTCTCCGTCCCACAGACACACGACCGGCGGGACTTTGCGGAGGTTGAGTTCGGCCTGCTCGTTGGCTTTCGTGGCCGCCCAGATCGCGTTGCACTGGTCGAGCAGACTCGCCCCGAGGTCGACCGTGGGCATCTACTGGCCTCCGATCGCTTCCAGCCAGCGCCGCGGCTGCACCAACTGCACCATCGCGCCGACCCCCGCCGGAGCGTTGATCACGGAGACAGGCAGGTTGGTAGGTGGAGTCTTCGGGGGGATCGAGTACTCGAAATACCGACCCGGCACGGGCATCTGGCCGAGGATGTTGGTGTCGTGCGCATCGCGGACCATCAGCTTCATAGGGTCGAGGTCCACCACGGCGCCGCCCTGCACCGCGGTGATGCTCGGCATGAGGATGGTGCGGTTACGGTCATCGCGGCCGGTCAGCTTGCTGACACCGAACCGCCTCTCCCCCGGCGGGCCTTCCCACGAGAAATCGGGAAGAGTCCACTGGCCGCGGGTGAGGATCCATTTGTGCCGCATCACCGTGTCGGTCGGGTTGTGCACCTTCACGTATCCGCTGCCAGAGGTGGAGGCGGTCGACCATGTCGAGATCTCGTCGTCCTCGTACCAGAACGGCTGACCTGCGCGTAGCGGCAGGATGGGGTTGCCGTGGCCGGTGACCAGCGGGTCGACGCCAGGGTCGAAGTCGCGCTTCTCATACAGTTGAACGTCGAGGGAGCGGGTGGACAGGTCGCTGCGCACCTCGATGCGCGCCAGCCGTGCGTCCCAATCCCATTCGTCTTCGCGATAGTCGAACGCCTGCCGGAACTTCGACATCACGGTCTCTTGGTTCCGGCCGGCCACGACATGGAAGCCGAGGGACAGATCCCGCCAGTCGTGCCACATGCCTTTCATCGCGCCGCCGGACTGGCGGGCGCCGGCCTTCCATGCCGTCCGGACCGGTGCTGCGAACAAGCCCTTCACCTGGTCTTTGCCAAGGCGTACGCCCTCGCGTCCGGCGCCGTCCCCGTGGACGATCCAGGTGGAGCCGTCGCAGCCGTAGATGATGATCTGCAGCATCAGAACGGACGTCCCGCGTGCCGGATCAGCGAACCAGGGTTGCGGGTGGCCTGGGCGACCGCTTCACTGGTGGCGCGGGCCATGGCGTCGAAGATGACCTTGGCGAGTGCTTGGATGGCTCCTCCTTCACGGCGCAGACCGATATCGCCGAGGAACTGGTCGAGGTTGGCGTTCAGGAAGTTGCCGCCTGCCTGCAGCGCTCGCGCTCCGATGTCGGGCATCGGAGCGGGTTGCGTGGACGCTTGGGGCGCGAACGATTCCGACGGAGCGGCGGTCGTGGACGGGGAACTACTCGACCCGGCGGCAGCGCTGGACGAGCCGGATGCGCCCGCCACGTTGCTGCCGACGATCCACACCGGTGTGACACCAGCGGGAACCTCGACTCCGCCGAATGTTCCTCCGGCCGCGCCCGCGGCAGCGCCGCCACCCAGACCGCCAGTGCCTGCGCCGCCGGATCCGCCAGGGCGCGCCCCCGCTCCACCAGGCGCGCCGGTGGCTGGGCCGCCGAGGTCTCCGCCGCGCAGCAGAGCCGCGGGAATATGCATGCGCTGGGTGAACATCGGATGGTTCGCGCCGACCTTGCCGCCGACCACGACACCTTCCGAACCGTTGGACTCCACGTTGGTGCCGTCACCGAGCGTCATGGCTGTGTGGCCGTTGGCTCCGCCGCCGTTGTCGTACCAGCCCACCGAGATATCCCCAGGCCCGCCGAGTCCCGGCTTCGCGCCGAGAGCGGCCAGCCACTGACCTTCGGACACGGTCGACATGCGGGAGGAGAACGCGGGCTTGCCCAGCGCGTCGTTGACGACCGCCGACACCAGACCGGAGCAGTCGATCGCCGAGGTCGAGAAGCCGCCCATCTGATACTTGGCGGGGTCGAGAGACTGCGCCAACCGCTTGCCCGGAACCACGCCGCCTTCTGCGAAGTTCGGCAGGTTCGCCAACCAATTCCGGGCTCCCAGCGCCGCGCCGACCAGCGGGTCGTCTTCCTCGATGCCCAACCGGCGGAGGTTGGCGGCGTAATCACCGCGCATCAACGCCCCGACCCCGATACCGGCGTCGACGATTGGATCGTCTTCCTCTATGCCGAATTGCCGCAGGTTCGGGTTGTAGTCGCCGCGCATCAGCAGTGCGCCGGCGCCGATTCCCGCCGCGACCAGCGGACTGTCCTCTTCGATGCCGAAGTCGCGCAGACGGCTGTCGTAGTTGCCGTGCGCCAGCGACCGCAACCCCAGCGCCGCGGAGATCAGCGGGTTGTCTTCCTCGACGCCCAACGTGTCGCGGAGGCTACTGGTGTAGTCGCCGTTGACCAGAAGGTCACGCAGGCCGATCGACCCAGCGACCAGAGGGTTGTCCTCTTCGATTCCCAGCGCGCGCAGGCTGCCGTCGTAGTTGCCGTGCCACAGCCGGGCGCCACCACGGACGATGTCGCGCACGTAATCCGCTGGCGGCACCCATCCGCGGTTAAGCGCGGCAACGAGATCGCCGACGCCATTGCGGGCCATGGCCGCCGCGTTGATCACGCCTTCACCGGCGGACACCAACGCTGTCGGGATGCCGTCCGGACCGATGCCCAGGATGCTGTCGGAGCGGCCGTTACCCGGCCCCCACAACCGGCCTTCCAGCGTCCGCCCAGCCAGGCCGCCGCTAGCAAGCGCGGGTACGACGCCGCGTGCGCCCGTCCCGCGGGCGTAGTGGGGCACTGCCGCCATCGTTCCGGGCTGGGCCCTGGACGCGCGGTCCACCTCCGCATTCAGCGCCCTGGACTGCGCCGAGAGACTGGCCATGATCTCGACCGGGATAGCCTTCCCGGAATTGGTATTGATGAAGTCGTTCAGTCTCTGCTGGGCTTCCGCCGTGTTGGCTTCTACTCGGAATTGCCCATCTTCCATATGGGTTACCCGAAAGCCCAGCGCCTCCAGCCGTGCCTGAACCTCCGGAGTGTTCTCCTTGATGATGATGTCGTGGCCGTCAGGCAGGGCGGTGACCGTGTCGCCCAGCGCTCTGGTTACTTCAGCGGCATGCCGCGTTTCGGCGATGTTCTCGGCGACACTGGCGCGCATCCGGTCCAAGCTGGGGCGGGCGGAATTGTCGATGCCGTCGGCGATGTCGCGGGCGCCGTCGGCGGCACCGCGCATCGTGTTCTCCATCTCCTGCAACGTGTGCCCGAGATCCTCGAGGCCTTCGCTGCCGGTGAGCTTGCCGATGACCTCGGCGACCTTGCCGATCGGGTCCAGCGTCTGCTCGAGGATGGGCCCCACGCCTTCAGCGAGGTCTGCGAAAGCATTGAGGGAGATCGAGGCGAAGCTGAGGAATGCGTCCGCGGTGGCGATCGCACCGTCGGCGAGCTTGCCCATGAACCCGAGAATTTCCGGCTGGTGCTTGGTCACCCAGTCGGCGACCTTCGCCAGTTCGGGGCCGAACGCTTTCGCCAGAGCGGCGCCGATCGCGTCAGCGCTTGTCTCGATGGACCGCTTCGCACCCTCGATGGAGGTGGCGGCGTTGCCGCCCACTGCGTTCAGGGCGTTCTGCGCGGCACCGGCCACCTGGCCCAAGGAGTTCACCGCAGTATCGAGGTTGAACTGGTTCAGCGCGTCGCCGAGGTCCTCGAACTGCGTACCGAACAGGGCCAACGCGACCTTGTTCCGCTCGACCGGGTCTTCGATCTCCCGGATCTTCGCCAGCAGGTCGCCGACCGCGGCGCGGGCCGTAGAGCCGCCCTGAGAGAACTTGGCAGTCAGGTCGTCTGCTTCGAACCCGAGGGTCTGGAACGCCTCCACAGTGGAGTCGGACCCGTCGACCACCCGGATCGCGAATTCCTTGATCGCGTCCGCGGCGATGTCGGAGTCCCGAGCGCCGGCCTTCACGGCCTGGTTGATCAGGCCGATCGCCTCTGGCCCGGACAACCCCAGCTTCCGGAACTGGGTGCCATACTCTGTGATGGTGTCGAGGAAGTCCTCGGACACATTCAGCCCATTGCGTTCGGCCGTGGCGAACAGATCGAACGCTTCGGTGGCGCTCCCGGCGATGCCCGTCTTGATCGCCTGGCCCGCCGCCCGGGAGACCGCGGGAATCTCCTCCCCCATGAGTTGGGAGATTCCCGACAACTGTTGAATGACCTGCTGCGTTTCCTGCGCGGTCGCGTTCGGGTCCAGCAGCCCGGACTGGATGGCGCGGCGGGCGGTGTCGACGTTCTCTTCAACGGACTCGCCGAAGGCGCCAGCGTAGGCGCGCCCTGCGGCCGTGCCGATCCTGTGCATGACCGCGTCATCAACGCCCAGCCTGGCCTGAGCGAGGTCGAGCGCCTGCTCTTGCTCCATCCCCCGCTGGATGGCCTTGACGAAGAGGCCGCCAGCGGTGAAGCCAGCCAGCGAGAATGCGGCGGCGACGGTACTGCCGATGATGCCGGCCTTGCCGCCGAGCAGATTGGCAAGCTTATCGCCCATCCCCTCGGCTGCCTGCTGTCCGCTGTCCGCGCCAGCAGCCCGGGCCGCACTACCGGCCGACCGGGTTGCCTGCGCAGCCTCATCGTCCACGCGGCCCAATGCCCGCTGCGCTTCACGAGCGCTACGAAGCAGATTCTCCAGGCCCTGAGCGTCCAGCCTGCGCAGCGCCCGTTCGGCATTGCCTGCGCCAGCCGGTATCTCGGAACCCAGCTGCTGCCCCGCTCGGTTCGCTTCCCGGATCAGGTCGTTCAGCTGCCAGCGGTTGAGCCGCCGAATCTCTTCGCCCGCACCTTCGGCGCCACGAGCAATGCGATTGAACGCCGATGCGTCTATCTGATTCAGTTGGCTGCTGAATCCTCTAGCGGCCGCCCTTCCGCCCGCCTGCCCAGCCGATTGCCCGGCCCGAGCGAAGGTGCCCTCCAATGCTTGACCGGAATCGTTGAACGCCCGCGCGAACCGCCGCTGGAGGTCGTTGGCGACGCGATCGAACGCCCGACCGGCCTCCCGGGCGAGGGTGCTGGTCTCAGGGACGAGAGAGACGTAACCAGTGGCTAGTTCAACGGCCACGCCTCACCTCTTCTCATCTCCAGCCGATCGCGGCTTCCAGTTGGTCGATCGGCAGCGCGTCGCCGCGGCCGCCTATCACTCGCTGCTCTTCAGGGATCGCTTCCTCCGCGGCGCGGGCACGGCGCTCACGCACGACGGCGGATTTATCGCCGAGGTATTTGAGCCAGCAACGGAACTCGAACCACGACCACACCGTCCCGATGTCACTGACACGCCGGTCGCGGTCGAGTAGGTCGGCAGTGACGGCCTCCTCGTGGTTCCTTATGAACTCTCGGAGGCCGAGGATTCCCCCGCGGTCACCTTCGAGGACTCGTACCAGGCGTCCCGCAAGGCGACGATCTGATCGCGAGAGAGCCCATCGAACAGGGTCTTCGGCAGTTTTGGTTCGGCCTTGCAGAACAGCGTCCGGATGTACTCGGTCAGCCCCGCATCGGGGATCTTCCCGGTCGACACATCTTCGACATACTTCGTGGCGTCAGCCGACAGGAACTCGAGCTTCGGAATCGAGTAGGTCTTGCCCTTGTGCTCGAACTCGAACCGGTTCTCCGGCTTGGAGCCGCCCGGCTCCGGGATCTGGAAAGGCAACGCAGGCCCTTTCATTGGTCGCAGGCTCTATTCGGAAGCCCCGAAGGGCCCGGCGGCGCGGCGGGCCTGCGAGGTGAACCGCGCCGCCGGGGTCTGTTACGCGTAGGTGACCGCGAACCCGGACGAAGCGCCGGTCGCGTTGGTCACCACGATGTTGTGCGATCCCGCCGACTTGGCGGGGGTGGTGATGATCAGGTGCTGGTCGTCGACGATGTAGAAGTCGAGGACCGCCGTTCCGCCGACGCTCGCCGCGGTGGTGCCGGTGAAGTTCGTGCCGGTCAGGTACAGGATGTCCCCGCCAGCGGTGGCGAGGTTCCCCGACGGCGCGCGCGAAGTGATGGACGGTGCCGATGGCGCGGAGCCGTCGTCGTAGTAGCGGTAGGCTTTGCGGCCGTTGTCGTCCTTGTAGCAGGTGAGGGTGACGTCGAACGCCTGCAATGCGTTGCGGACGAACGGGTCCTCCGATACTGCTGTGATCTGCCCGGCCGGGACGACGATGCGGACACGCTTGGACTTGTCGCGCATATCGAACAGCCACGGGTGGATACCCAGCGGCTCACCGGTCTCTTCGACCGTGGTCAGCGAACCGACCGTGGTGACGTTGTCCTCGCCGAACACCTCCGACAGGACGTCGCCGTCGAACGCGGCGAGCAGCTTGAACTGGAACTGGGTGGAGTGGTTTTCCTGCGGCGAGTAGATGAGGTCGCCGGCCCAGTCGTAGATGTCGGTGGAGGTGCGCTCACCAGAGGGGCGCAGGCCATCGTCGGCAACATAGCCGAGTTTCGTGAAGTCGGTGGTAGCGCTCGACACACCGACCGGCAGGGTGGTGCCTTCCGCGGCGACCATAATCCCGCCGGTGGCGAGCGGTGCGCCGATACCGATCTTGGCAACGGAGTTACCAGCCATTGTCTGTCCCTTCAGGATTCGCAGGCCCTGAATGGATGGGGCCTCCCTCCGTTGCCGGGGGAAGTTAGATGACCGCGCCTGTCATGAGCAGGTCGACGGTGAACTGATACCGCGGCCCGACGTCCGGGTCCGGGCTGTTCGCGGGGCCGCCGACGGTGACGACCTGGGAGACGAATTCGCCGCTGGACACCTCGCCCTCCAGGGCGTTGGTAAGCGCATACGCGAGCATCGCCAGATCCGCAGCTTCGGTTTCGTTTTCGGCCCAGCATTCGACGAGCAGCCGGGAGTAGAAGTGCACGATGGTTTGGCGGACCGTGCCGATCAGCGACACCCGCACCATGCGGTCCGGCCGGACGGCAGGGACCTTGGTCGCGACCCGCGCGGTCTCGTTGCGGGAGGCGAACTGCGCCTTCATATACGCGACGTAGAACGCTTCGACGCCGACCGCGGCGATGACTTCAGCCACGAGCAGCCCCGAAGTTCCGGACGAGCGTGTTGTGGCGTCCGTTGTCGATGCGGGCTTCTTCGGTGGCGGCGATCACCGAGACCTGCCAGCGGCCCTCGGGGCTTCGCGCACCCTGCTCGCTGGTCATCACATACCCCGCCGCTTCACCCCCGCAGGCCTCCAGGACCGCGCGGCCGCGCGCTTCGAGGTCGCGCACCACGCCGGGCGCACTGCGCAGCTTGTAGAAGGCGTCAGGGTTCCATTCGATCCGTGACTCAGCCATTGATCATCTTTCCCGGCGAGATCACCGTGAGATCCGCGCACGCGATGGTGAGCGTGAGGCCCGGCAGTGGTTCGCCGTGTTCTCCCTTGATCACCGCGGGCTCGGCGCCGGAGAAGTACCAGGGGAACGTCTCACCCGCGATGGTGATCTCACTCGTGTCGAGGTTGAGGATCACATGCTCGGCGTAGCTCATCCGTCCACCCTCTGTAGGTTGATCGGCTTGCGTCCCGCTGGCCGACCGGGGCCGTGGTCGTAGTCCTCGGGAAACCCGATCACCTCGTACTCCTGCCCGTTGAGAACCATCCGGTCGTGCGGGGACACGTTCAGGGAGGAGTCGACGACCATCACCACATCCACCGCGACCCGGTCATGGCCGGCGACTGCGGGTTCCGTGGACGATGGGGACCACCAGATCGCTGGCACGTTCACCGGTTCGGCCCAGGCGGGGATGTCGTTGCCGTGTGCGTCTTGGCCGCCGGTCTCGCTGTACACGCGGTGCCCGGCGGTGTGCTTCAGCCGGAACATCAGCCCGGATCCTGGAGAACGTACCGGCCCAGCATCGACGCGATCATCGGCGGTAGGTCCGAGCCATACGAGCGGGACTCATTGAACGGGCCCCACGCTTCACTGAAGGACGCCGCCATGTCGGGGTTGCTGTACAGCAGCCCGGCGAGGATCAACGCCGCGGTCTTCACTTCGTCCGGGACCGGGTTCCAGCCGTGGGTGTAGGTGATGGTGATAGACCTCGGTGTGGACGGCCAGCACCCGCGATGGATCAGCTTTCCGTAACCGGTCCAGTCGTATTGGGTGCCGACAGTCAACGGGTCACCGTTCACCGCCACCGACGCGACCGCGGTCAACTTCAACGTGGGCAGCCACAGATTCCGGCTACCGGGCCCGTCGAGGACAGCGTCGGTGACGGTGGCCTGGCTGATATCCCAACCGCAGTGGGACCGGATCATTCCGGTTGCGCCCGCCACGGCCAGCGTCGCAGCGTCGGTGTCGAACTCGCCCACGTCGAGCTGCTTCCACTTCCGCAGGTCGTCGGTCGATGCGAGCGGAGCCATCAGGAACGCGCCACCGCGGAGTTGCTGCCTTCGGAGCACACGGCGACCGCCGAGAACGCTCCACCCGTGGTCGCCCCGGAGGTTGTGGCTACCAGGCGCACGTACTGGTTGGTGCCGACGATGTACCCGAACTCGAACACCGTGTCGTCGTTGGCCGCGACGATTGTGGGCAGTGAGCCCTGGCGCCTGGATGCAGGCACCGCCGTCCAGGTGGTGCCGTCCGGCGAGTCCTGCATCGTGATCGCATGCGAGCCATCGGTGATGGTGCCGGTGGACACGATGAACAGGACGGTGCGGAAGTCGTTGCCGTACAGGCCGAGATCGACGGTGGCGCCGTTGACGGTGCCGTTGGTGCGCACCGCCGATGTCAGCGCCTGTTGTACGAGGCAGCGTCCGTACAGGGTCCTACGCATCGTCGCCCTTGTCGTTCTTCTCGGCCTCAGCCTTGCTCGAGGCGGACTTCTCGTCCTTCTCGTCGGCCTTATCACCGTCGTCCGTCTTGCTCTCGGACTTGGCGGGCTCCGCCTTCGGCGCGGCCTTCTTCGCGGGCGCCTTCTTGGCCGGTGCCTTCCTCGGCGGGGTGAGGTCGCGCTGCTCACCCGGCGCGGCGGTCGCGGCCTCGAACACTCCCGGCCGACTGGTCACTTCAGCGAAGTGGCCGCGGTGGGTCTTAAGGATCTGGTCGCCTTCGTCGACTTCCTCCCCGCCGGTGTAGATCCGGTCGCCGGTCGCGAATGCGTTGATGCACCTGTACTTCACGTGAGACTCCTTTGAACCAGGTCGGTCATGTCGTCTGGGATCGGGTAGACCTCGAACGGTTCGGGTGCCCGACTCAGCCACACATCCCGGTCCAGGACGAGATGGATGCGGGGCAGGCCGGTGTTGTTGATGACCGAGTGCCGCGCCCAGTGCTCCACCGGGAACGCTTGCCCGTCTGCTGGGATGAAGGTCTCGGCGCCGCACCACTCCCCAGCCGCAGCGATGGGAATCTGCCAGCGTTCCCGCCACGGCCCGGCGTCACGATGCGGGGCGATGAACCCCTGCGGTTCGATCCTCGACAGCCACGCCTCCTGAATCGGGGCGAGACGGTCGAGGACGAATCCGAAGTGGTGCGCGTGTTCCCAGGGTTGCCCGGCGCTGACCAGCACCACGCGCCGATAGCCGTGATGTACACGGGTCTCGGCGTAGCTGCTGGGCAGCGACCAGGCATCCTCGGGGATGGCGGCTAGGGCTGACTGCAACCGGCCGGGGTCGAATTCCAACCGGTCACCTCCAAATCAGGCAGCAGAAGGCCGTGCGTTCCTGTTGAGAGCTGCGGCGACCTCATCCGGGTATGCCTGGACAACGAATTCGATGAGATCCTCGACCCGCTGCCCTGCTAACTGTGGCTTGACCCACAGCTCCAGGTTCTCGATCCGATTGTCGTGTCTAATGCCATTCTTGTGATGAACATTCTCAAAGTCCGCCAGCAGACGTCCCAGATGTTGTTCCATCACAAAGCGATGCTCGTCGATCCTTCGCCCATCCGGGGCAACCATTCTTACGTAGCCCCGGACGATGCTTCGGCCTTCGCCGTTCGGCTTCTTCTTGCGCCGCAGCGGCCCCGGATCGCCGGTCCTATTCATCCGCTCGTAATGCAGACGGCACAGGCCTCGCGCCCATGTTCCCGACTCGCATCCCTTAACCCAGCAGTGCAGTCTCAGTTGCCCAGCAACACCGGGGTCGCCCGACGCCTGGAGTCGCGCGTAGTGCATCGCGCACAGGCCCTTGGACTTCGCGCGCCCATCACACCCTGCGACTTCGCAATGCTGGTTAGAGCCGCGCTTGCGGCGGTCCGAGATGGGCTGGTAGGACTCGCGGTCCAGCCGATTCGCCCGAATCTTCTTGCACTCCATGGAGCACACCAGCGCCTTACGGGCGCCGCGGCGAATGGCTTGCTGGAACTCTCCGGAGCACTCAGTGCATACGAGTTTACGAACGTTGCTCAACATATCTCCCAAGGGCGAGCGGAGCCTCCGAATTCCCTTGGCGATTCGGAGGCTCCTACCCGCCGTGATCAGCGGCGGGCATGCTCATACTAACAGGAGCTAAGGACCAACTCGGCCTGAACATTACGCACTAGGGTGTGACTACGTAACGTTCAAAATCCGAAAAGCTGAGTCGTTCACCGAGTCTGCACCAACTCGGAAATGAGCGTACCAACCACTCTGGCCAGTCGGACGACCGTTCGCGCCAAAAAGGTGCGGAATGTAACTGAGTGTCGTCCCCAAACGATCCGCGATCACATAGTTGGAGAAGTCGCCGAAGATCAGGACGTAGTTCTCCGCCAGCGCGGTGACGGTGCCGTCCATCGCCTCCGCGACGTAATCCGGGCGGCCGAGCAGATCCCTCGACCGTCCGTCGGCGAGCTGACCCCACAGGGCCGAGCCGCCGTTGGTGTCGAACTGCCGCATCAGGTTGTAGGTGGTGCGATGCCCCAGCCACGAACCGTTCGCCGCGTACCGAGCGGGAAGGGCGCCGTCGAGCTTGTACACGTCGCCGACCGCGAAGGTGTCGGTCGTGGTCGAGGTGACCACCGAGGATGTGCCAGTCAGCGCGGTGACGATGCCCGTCGGCTGGCCCGAACCCGAACCGGTGACGAACGCCACCGCCTCCATCCGGTCCTTCTCGAACGCGATCATCTTCGCGACCTCACCCGCGAGGCCGGTGGCGTCTTCCTGCACCTCGAAGGACTGCGCGACGAACACCGCGCCCTTGTGGACCGGGATGGCCGGCTGGTCGATGGTCGGCGAATCGTCGGAGACCTCGGTAGCTTCCGCGTCCCACGAGCCGGTGACACCGGCGGTGGAGATGCCGTGCCACACGTCACTGGTGACCTGCACGACCCGGGCGATCTTGCGGATCTCGTTGAACGACCCGTTGGCCGCGATGATCACCGTCGGATCCAACTGGAACGGCACGAGGTATCCGCCGTTGGCGTCGGTCAGCGACATCGCGCGCGAAAGGGCCTGCTGTTCGCTGGAGTTCAGCGCCGCCATCTGGCCGCGGGCACGAATCACCTTGGTGAACGCCGAGCTGTACTCCGGGGAGGTGGTGGTGAGCACCATCTCCGCCATCCGGGTGCCCTCGTGGGTCTCGATGAGGTTCGTGGACACCTCACGCACCTTGTCGCTGGCGTGCGGCATCCGCTCGATCGCGTCGAGGGCACGCTCACGCAGTTCGTGGGCGGTGCCGTTGCGGCCGTAGCGGACCTCGCTGGTGTCCCAGGGGTTGCGGTACTTGCCACCGAGGCTGGCGCCGCGGGTGCGGTCGATGACCTCGGTCTCCGCTCGGGCGGGGCCCAGATCGGCATCATCGGCCTTCAGCGGAGCGCCGGTGGCGGAACGGACCTCGGCCAGGGCTGCGTCGTGCTCGAGGTCCAGGCGGTGCGCGTGCACCTTCCGGAACTCCTCGACCAGCGGGCCGACCTTGGCCTGATCCTCCGCTGTCTTCTCGGTCTTCGCCTTCAGGCGCTCCAGTTCGTCCTGGATATCCTTCTCGCGCTGCACCGCCTGCTTATGGGTGAGTTCGACACTCATTTCAGAGTCCTTAAGGGTGGGGTTGATTCCCGCGCCGTCTTGACCTCGTTCAACGCCTGCGTGAACTGCGCCTCGAGCGCAGCCATACGCGCAGCGTCGACATCGTCGACGGGTGCGGGTTCGGGGGATTCCGGCTCGTGCTCCCCGGCCTCTGGGGTGGGTTGCGGCGTGTCGGTGTCCTCGTCCGAGTGCTCAACGGCCACCGGGGTGGTGTCTTGCGGCTCTTCGTCGGACCGCTCCTCAGGGGAGCTGTCGGCCGTGTCCGCGAGGAACACGGCGCGAGCGAGCAGCCTGCGCTGCTCAGGTTCATTCAGCCGTCCCAGGTCGATGACCTTGGAACGGACACTTGCGGAGGTCGCCTCATAGGCCGGCCACACGACCGGCCCGACTTCGGCGATCTTGACTTCCTTCAGGGTGCGCAGCAGCGGCCCGCGGCCCTCGCGGTCATCCCACAGCAGATCCAGGACCTCGTCGGGTTTGACGAGCTTGCCGTCCTTGTCGCGCCACTCATCGCGGACCACCGAGAAGCGGAAGCTCATACCATCGACAGAGCCTTCGGCGATTGCGTCACGGATCGGCTCGACCAGCCAGTTATCCGACAGTCGCGCCTCGACATACAACCCGGAGGTGTCCTCGTGGATGTCGGTGATCCGGCCGATTGGAATGGAGCCGATCAGCGGATGGTGGCCGTGGTCGAACTGGAACCGGGGGGTCTTCTCCCGGATGGACTTCTTGAAGGCGCCCGGCGCGATCTGCTCGTCGAACATTCCCTCCCACGAGTCGATGCGGGTGGGGCTGTTGAACACCGCGCCATAGCCCTCGAAGGTGAGGCCGTCGCCATCGGATTCGCCGTCACGGGTCAGCGTGAACGGGACGGACCTGCAGAGGTCCTCACGCGCCAGGTTCTTGGTTTCCGTCGGCATTCGGTTCTCCCTGAGGTTCGGGGTTGTTGCCCCCTGGCTTCTGCAGCTGCACGGAATACAGCCCGCTGTGCTTGAGCAGACGGAGGTCGTTGGCGTTCACTGCGGCGACCACGGAGTCAGGCAGGTATCCGGCGTCGATGTACTGGCGTATCGTCTGCGCCTTGATCGCGGCGATGTCGGCGGCGTCCTTCTCGTCCTCGCGCAGGAACGGCACGTCGGTGGCGTCGTACCACAGCCGCACCGCGCCACTCTTCGTGCGATCAGTCCGGGGCACGATCCGGTTCAGCGACCCGGAAACGTTCTGCCACAGCGGATGCGCGGTGCCATCCGCCAACCGCCGCCGAGCCTGGCCATAGTTCGAGTAGGTGGCGGCCGCGAGACCCTCGGACAGGCCTACAATCACTGGCGGCACACCGGCGGCCGCGGCGATGCGGGTTTCCCCGCCTCCGCGCACCGACTTGAAGTCGATATCCTTCAGATTCGTGCCGACCACTGTCGCATCAGCACCCGGGTAGAGATGCAGCGTTTTGTACGCGTTCTCGACGCCAGCGTGCTTCTCGGCCATCATCTCCGAGAACCGCTTCACTTTCTCCATGTCGGCACCGGTGTCATGCTTGACCACCATGTTCGGGGTGGCGCCGTTGTCGAAGAACTTCCGCTGATGCCGCGTCATGGCGTGATCGGCCTGAATCTCCCGCAAGATCGGCGTCAGCCAACTCATTCCCGCGAAGGCCGCCAGCGGATCGGGGATCGGCGCGAAATGCGCCACCTCGTCCACGGTGAACGCGACGGAGTCATTGTTCGACGCCGCGCCGCCTTCGGTGTACAGGTACCCCTTCTTGATCCAGCCGACCTGGCCAGTGCCGCGGTTGCGGTTGCGCCCCGTGCTCGGCAGGTACCGTCTCGCGCCGACGATCTCCACCCAGTCCGGCCGCAACCGCACCAGTTCGCCGCCCTGCAGCGTCCAGTAGCTGTTGCCCGCCAAGTCGGCGTCCTGGATCATCCGCGACAGCAAATCCTGGGTGGTGCCGCCTGTCCACGGCTCCTCGAGCACCGCCAACTCTTGCGTACCGAACGTGTCCGACGGTTTCCCGTCGCGCAGGTTCTGCCACCGGAATCGAATGCTGGAGAACACCAACTGGCGCACCAGCATGCACGCGAACACCACACCATTCGACGCGTACGCACCGGACGCGAGGCCAACGAAGTTGCTCGACGGCCGCTCCGTGTCCGTGCCTGCCAGGGTCTGCTGGAGGCCCGTTTGGTAGGTGTATCCGTTGAACTGGAACTGCTGAATCAGGTTCGCGTACTCGTCCCAGGTCATATCCGAGCGAGCGGCGTCCCCGCCCTTCCAGCGGGCCAGCAGAGACGGCATCAGCGCCTACCGCGCATCTCGCTCGGGTCGACCAACAGCACCGCACCGACGATCGCCATCAACCCGCCGGTGATCAGCGCCCACGGCGCCCCAGCCAGCAAGGCGACGCCGGCCACGACCGCGGCGGCACCCACAACGGCGACGAGCAGCCAGATTTGGGCCAGTGTCATTCCCAGAACCCCCAAACCTCTGTCTCGGTCTTCTCTTCAGGTCCATGGGCTATCAGCCCGTGTACGGCCAACGTGGCGGCCACCAACTGGGTGATGTCGGAGTTCGGGTCGGCGCGGTCCCATGCCCACGCGTCCCGCAGGTTGCGTTTCTTCGCCGAACACACCGCGGTCTTCAACGCCAGTGCGCCTTGATGCCGCAGCTCGTCCTCGACGACCGCGTCATAGAACTGGCCGCACGCGCGCGCCATATCCGACGCGCTGGTGGTGATCACATCCACCCCGGCCTCCGTGATCGCGGGAATCAGGCTGGAGGCAGCGGAATAGGCGTCCACGATCACCGCACACGGATTCCACTGGTCGGCAAGCTCCTTCAACCGGGGCGCGATCCACGCGGTGCCAGGGAGCGAATCAGCGTCCCCGCCCTTCTTCGCGGGCACGATCTCGACGTGGATCTTCCAGTCCGTGCGCCGGCCAGCCACAGCGATCGCCGCCACGGACCGGTCCTGCGACAGATACAGCCCGAACGCCACCGGGTCGTTCGGCGTGGACTGCGGGTCGCGCAGGTCCCGCCACTGGTCTGCTGTGATCGTCGGCAGTTCGGCGCCCGCAGGCTCCTCCCACCAACCCATATGCTCCCGAGCGAACTCGATCGGCGGCTCCGATTCGCGGAACGCCTGCATCTTCGCCATCGTGATCCGCCGCCCCAGCGCCGAATTCGCGACCTTCCAGTTCTCCCGGTTGTCCAGCGCGCAACCCTTGGCCTGGCCGTACACGTGCGTGCAGTTCTCGTCCGCGCAGCCACCCTCTGGTGCGCAGTACTCCATGTAGCCCAGCGAGTCGCTACCGCCCACACGGCCGCGGTCCCGGATCGCACGTAGGACCGCTGCTTGCGCGTTCCCCGCTGAAGAGCCGTACAGCACTTGCGAATGCGGCCGCGCCGCCAACGTCGGCAGCACAGAACCCACATGCACCGACTGCAGAGCGAAAGCCTCGTCAAGGATCAGCTTGTCGCCGGTCAGGCCACGCAGACCGCGATGGGTCCTTGCCCGGAACAGCATCCGCTGCCCGGTGGCCAGTTCAATGCTCTCGTCACCGTTGCCGCGGTAGATCCCGTTCGACGGCCCCGGCGCCAACCGCTTCCGCAGGTGAGGGCAATCCTCGATCAACGTCGTGAGGTCGAGGAAGGCTTCCTTCGTCGTGCCCATCTCGTGCGCCGACCACACCACCGTCCGCTCCTCGGTGATGTACAGCCACCCCAGTGCCGCCTGCTTCTTGAGACCGGTCTTCAAGTTCTGACGCGGTGCGACGACGGCGAACTCGAACACCAGCGGCAGTCCGTCGTCGCCGATCGCGAACAGGACATCGAGCGCCATCTCCTGTTCAGGGTCGGGCGCGAACCCCGCCAATGCCGCGAGGTCGGCGACCTCGGGGCCGTAGGTCTCGACGTACGGCGGGTGCGTGAAGTACGTCGGATCCAGGCGCCGCTTAGCCAGACTTGCGGTCACGGCGCAACTTCAACTCGTCGATCGGATCCACCGCGGTGGCTGCGCCCTTGGTCGCCGCGGTCATCAACTCCCGCAGCTCCTTCGACAGCGCCGCGAACGCCGCGCCCGACGCCGCGCTCATCCGCTCCGCAGCGGCCAGCGCCTGCTGGCCGAGCGACGTATCCAACCGGGCCGCGGCTTCCAGCTCGCGACGCACCGCCTCCACCAGCGGATCCGGCTCAGACTCGGCAGTCGACGGCACGACGGCCAGCTCCGGTGCGCGTTGGCTGTCCTTGCGGCACTTCGCCGAGCAGTACTTCGTGTTCCGGGGTGCCGACGCCGCAATTTCTCCGGCGCAGTAGTCGCAGACGCGCATCCGACACCTCCGCTCTCGTGGCTGGTCCGCGGGGGTGAGGGACCGTAAATATTACGGTCAGCCCTCTGACCTGCGGATATGTGGCACCGTAAGATTTACGGCCATTTTCAGCCAGAATACCGCCGTAAATCTTACTGAGTTGCCAAATCGGGCAAGAAATACCTTGTCAAGAGGTTGACATATCCGGGCGTGTCGTGCTACACGGGCCGCCTCATTCGTGAGGGAGAGAGAT